GCCGGGGTCGGGCCCTGGGGGCCGGCCGGCTCCTCGCGGGAATCCGGGGCCGAGAGAGGCCGCCCGAGGGCGGCCTCCGCGATCACCTCCTGGTCTTCTTGTGCAGGAGGACCACGAGCAGCAGGAGGATCATGACTGGTTGATCCTCTCGGCGAGGACCATCGCCCACTGGCGCCGGTGGATGTCGTTCGCGAACCGTCCGAAGGCGACCTCGGCGACGCCTCGGTCGAACCCGTGGGCGACGAGCGTCTCGAAGAACTCCGTGCAATCCGGCAGCTCGGCCGGGTCGCCGTCGAACTCGAGTTCGAAGGTCCCGTTCTCGTGCATCACCTGCTGGAGGCCCTTGATCCGCAGGGTGATGCGGCGCTTGGTCGGCTCTTTGCGCGGAGCCTTCGCGACCCTGACGTCCTCCACGTCAGAACCCCGCCACCCAGCGGACGAAGTCCTCGAACACCCGGCGGGCGACGCTCGCGGGCGAGGGGCGGTAGAAGACCGGCCGGCCGAGCCGGTAGCGGTCGTTGTTGCGGTGGACTGCGGCGACGGTCGTGCCGGACGCCAGGCGAAGGTTCGCCAGGAACTCGCTTCTTTCCATGATACCCTCCAAGGTAGGTGAGCACGGGATTGTGCGCACCTTATTGGAGGGGACCCTCGGGTCCCCCTGCCTAGGTCACTTCGCCCAGGCGTTCTTGACTCCGGCGTCCTTCATCTCCTTGTGGATGTTCTTGAAGGTGAACTCCAGCCGGCACGAGTAGACCTGCCCGTAGGACAGACCGAGGACCTTCGCCGCCTCGCGGTGCTTCATGTCCTTGAGGTCTCCGGACAGGATCCGACGAGCGTCGTCGTCGGTCATGTCACGGGTCGATTCGTCGGACTTCTTCGTGGACTCTTCGAGCGCCTTGACCCGACCTTCGAGCGCCTGCACGTAGGCGACGAGTTCCTTCAGGGTCGCCGGAACTTGGACTTGTTGGACTTGACCTTCCATGATACTATCTCCTGGTTGTGTGCATCCCGGGATTGGGTTGCACAAGATAGATTATACCGAGATAAACTAGCTTGTACAATCCATTTACACTTTATTACATCTTCACATTCCCCTCGAAACCGCTCAACTTCATCAACTCACAAATTCATTATACATGTAACGATGCGCGATGTACAATGCTTTTACGAATTGTTACATCGTCTACATCTCATTACCTATTCGCGAAACATATCGGGCGTCGCGCGGCGATAAGAAAAACGTATGGGGGCCCCAAACCGGCAGGGTGTGGGGTCCAGGGTGCCAGGCATTTCGAAAATTTGCAGCCTTTACAGTATTGAAGGCGTCACCGTGCGCGATGGGCGATGCGCATTGTCCTCCGAACGATGCACGTTGCGCGATGGACGATGATTTTCGCACAATTTTCGCGCTTTTCGCACAATTTTCGCGATTTTCCGTCCCCGGGGCGTCGCCCGTCGCCCCCGAGTCGCCCGAAAATCCGAAAAGGGCGAGTTTTCGGCCCCCGGATCGTCGGACAGTGTTCCTTCGTGAATTCCCCGGACCAAAGGGGTGTACTTTTTGGTCCGGGCGCGGTAGAATACTCGGCAGGAACGGATCCCGAAATGTCCCACCAAGTCGCCCGCGTTCGCACCGCACAGGAGTCGGCACTCGCGCTCGTGCAGGCGGAGTTCCGCGACTACCACCCCCTTGTCGGCCTGGCAAGGCTGGCGCACCGCACCGAGGTGCAGGCCGACCCACGCCTCGAACTGGAGGTGCACAAGGCCATCCTGCCGTACGTCACGCCGAAGTTGGCGTCGATGGAGGTCAAGGAGGTGCCCTCGGACGACCGCCGGGTGATCGTGACGCTCTTCGAGGACGTGGAGGTCGTCGAGGAGACGGCCGAGGGCCGCCTGACGACGTCCGTGCCCGTGCAGATCCCGATGGTGGTCGAGGACGCCACCGAGCTCGTTCCGTTGGATTGAGGAGTGACTATGGCTTTCATGCGCATGAAACTGCAGGTCCTGTCGGTCGCCAACCACGGGGGCAACTACGAGCAGGTCGAGATGTCGGCCGTGGCCAAGAGCGACGGCTACCCGGCGGACGGGTCGGACGAGGACAACACCTTCGCCAGGTGGACGCCGTCGGCGACCCTGAAGTACACCGTGAACAACCCCAACCTGTTCGGCAAGCTGCGGCCGGGCATGAAGCTGTACGCCGATTTCGAAGTCGCGGAATGATCCGCGGAGCGCGCCTCAGGCCCCTGGGGTAGACTGGAGAAAGTACCATGCCGGTTCTCGCACGTAGTCTGGTCAACTACCCACAAACCATCAGCGGTCAGACCATCCCAGCAATGGGGCAGCGCACCTACGGTGCACTGACGGCCGCTCTCACCACCGCCGTGAACAACGGGACGATCAAGGCCCAGGAGTACGTCGACCCGCAGGCGGCGTCGATCTACGCGGGGCAGAAGGTCCAGTACGCGACGCCGCTAACCGGCGAGACGCACACCGTGGACGACGACGCCGACGTCGTGGTCATGCAGCCGGCCGGCACCATCGCCGCGCTGACGCTGAACATGCCCGCGTCGCCGTTCGACGGCCAGGAGGTGGCGTTCGCGTCGACGCAGGTCATCACCGCTCTGACGATGAGCGGCAACGGCAAGACGCTGCTGGGGGCGCTCACCGCGGGCTCGGCCAACGGCTTCGCCAAGTGGCGCTACCGCGCGGCCACCACGACCTGGTACCGCGTCGGCTGATCGGTCACTCGGGGCGGCCCCGGAAGTGAGGGGCCGCTTAAACGACCGTCAGGCGCCCGGCCAACTTGGAGATTGAGATGGAAGAGCCATTCGAGGTCGGCGCGACGGTGCGGCAGAGGCCCGCCGAGCCGGTCGAGGGCGAGGTCGTCGAGTCCCAGTGGGACGGCAAGGCCAAGTCCTTCAGGTACCTGGTGGAGACCGCCGAGGGCGGGCGCCACTGGTTCGAGCACGCTCAGGTCGAGCGGGTCGACGGGGAGGCGCAATGAACCTGGTTCACAGTGAAAAGGCGAGAGCCCGGGCCGTCTTCGGCGCCGGTCTGCTCGCGGAGGCGGTCGTCGCGGAGCTCGCCGCCGCCACGAGCGTGTACGGCTTCACGGCGACGGGCCCGGTCGAGGAGTACCGCGACCGGTACGTGCGGCTGCGCGACCGGGTGCTCGAGCTGGGCATCCAGGTGCGGCGCGAGCCCCACCGCCGCGAAGAGCTGCGCCGGGAGGCGGCGTTCCTGCGCGAGCGGCTGCGGGAGATCCCACAGGAGGTCAAGTGGGTCGACGAGATCCACAACGTCGTGTGCACGGAGGGGAAGAACGCCGCTCTGACGCACATGCTGAAGGGCAGCACGTACACGGCCGCCCAGGTCATGGGGCTGATCGAGGACGCCGGTTACGGGTTCGCGGGAGCGAACGGGTCCGGCGTCGCGGCGACCAACCTGATGGGCTCGGTCACCGCCGCGGCGGGGGCCTCCCCGGCCAACGGCTGGAACGAGGCGCAGTCCTCGTCGATGGCCACCCGCGGCACGCCGGCCTTCGGTACCGCGTCGGCCGGCGCGCTCGCCCTGTCGTCCGCACTGGTGTTCAACATGTTGGCGACGGACACCATCAAGGGGGCGTTCCTCGGGATGAGGAGCGCGGCGGGTACGGCGCCGACCACGACGGTGGGCAACACGAGCGGCGCGTTCTGGTCCGCCGGGCTGTTCAGCGGCGGCGACAAGCCGGTCGGCAACGGAGACTCGCTCTCCGTGAGCTACAGCACGAGCCTGTGATGCAGCTCGATCCGGACGGCTTCGACTGGCAGCGATGGGCGTTCCACCCGCTCGTCGCCTCGCTGTTCGGGGCCGCCATCCAAGTGGTGCACTCGGTCCCCGGCACCAGCCGGGGTATCCAGATCGCCAACGCGTTCACGGCCTTCGTCAGCGGCATCTTCCTGGGCGCCGTCGTGGTGGAGTGGCGCGAGATGTCCAGCCGGCCGCTCATCGGCCTCACTCACCTGCTCTTCGCGATCGGTGGACTGATCCTGATGGGCGGGTTCCTCAACTACCTCAAGGAGACGAAGTTCGCCGATCTGCCCTTCATAAGGGGGTTTCTCAAGGGAGTAGCCCCTAAGGAGGGCACATGATGTACGATGTGATGGCCTTTTGTTTCGTTCTCGCGTGTCTCGCGATCTGGAAGTACCCGCCGATCCACACCGGCACGTTCGGGTCCCTCGGACTGGTCGTCATGGCGATCGCGGCAGTCTTCAGCATGGACGACGGCCTGTACGGCAGCCCGGACAGCATCAAGTGGTGCTTCGTGACGCTCATGGGCGGAGCGGGGCTCGTGATGCTGCACGTGCTGTTCTCCGTGCAGAAGATGCTGCGCCACATGCCGAGGCACGCCTCCGAGGTGCCGCTGCGCCGGTCCACCGACTACGGTGACTTGGACGACGGGGACCGGTCGCACGGGATGCACGCGTGACTCACGGCGTCAGGATCACGACCGTGCTCGCCCTACTGCTGTGGTGGGCATTGGTCGTGATCGTGGGCCACGTCGTACTGACGCTCTCGTAACAACAAGGAATAACAGTTGCAGATCCTAAGAACAATCTTCGTGCTCGTATTGGCCGTCCTCGCATTCGTGGTCGGCGCGCTCCTGTCCAAGGCGAACGCCCAGGTGACGGACACCCCTGTGACCGCCAGGCCGGCGCTCAACAAACTGGTGGTCGAGATGGACTCCATGGGGCGCATGTGCGCCGTGTGGTGGGCGCGCGACTCGAACCGATACGGCGACTACCACCTCGCCGCGGCCGTGCTGGACCCGACCAAAGTGGCGGCGTCCGTGCGCGACGCACTGAAGGCCGCGATCGTGGCGCAGGACGTGGCCGCACTGACCAAGATGCGGACGCACGACGTGCGCGACCTGAGGGAGGCGCTCGAGCTGTGCGTGCCGTCGGACGAGCCCTCCGTCGACCCGGCCGTCGAGGCCAAGCGGCAGCGGATGCTGGACGCACTGTCGAGGGTGCTGCAGCCGGCGGCGTGGATCGTCTCCAAGTCGTCGAGCGCGGACGGCACCAACCCGGCCTACTGCCTGAAGGCCGACGGTACGCGGGACACGACCAAGTCCTGCGGCCGCGCGGCCAGTCTCGTCCCGGGCACCACGAAGCCCATGTGGTGCGACTGCCTCGTGCGGTCCGTCGAGACCACACAGACCTCCTACTGTTCGTGGCCGTTCGCCAGGCAGACGTTCGACCCGAACGAGCCCCAGCGAGTAACTCGGTGCACGGAGAATGTGAGTGGTCTGTGAGCAGCCGAACCCTGAACTTCGAGGAGCGCATCCGGGCACAGAAAGAGCGCAAGAAGCCTAAGCACCTCCTCAGGGCTCCGTACACCGACGAGGAGCTGTGCAAGGTCGACCGCCACAATTCCCTGACGTTCGAGGAGCGCGTGCGCTGGGACCGCCTCCGCGGTGGCAAGCGCGCTCTGCCGAGGGCTCCGAAGTGCTAGGCCTGTTCCCGCCGGTGCGCGCCGGGATATTCAGGGCTCCGTCCGCGCGGCAGACCAACCAGCCGCGCGGCAACTTGCTCTTCGACTTCTCGACGGACGAGAACCCGCTCGCCGGTTGGCGGCACGGCCAGACCCACGGACTGGACTGGAACAACGTCCAGGCACTGGGCGGCGTGGCCTGCGGCGCTCACATCGCAGACGGCCCGTCCTACGACGACCCGATCGCGACGCCGGACCTCGTGTTCCCGCGCAAACAGTTCGTCGAGGGCGAAGTGTACATAGCGCCCGGGTACGCCCCGGGCGCTGGCCACGAGCTCGAGCTCCACCTGCACACGACCATCACCAACAACGGCACGGTCGGGTCGATCACCTCGTACGAGTTTCTGCACGACGTCATCAACGACACGTTCCAGGCTGTGCGATGGGATGGGCCGATCGGCACTTTCGATTTCGGCATATCGATCACGGTGTTTAATGGTGGGCCGACGGCCGCGGTGGACGGCACTGTGTTCCGGTTCCAGGACGACGGTGCGGGCAACTTCTCCGTCTACCAAGACGGCGTGCTGAAATGGACGTTCACTGACACGACGCACCAGGGCGGCGCTCCCGGCATCGCGTTCTTCTGGACGAACGCAGCCTGCGTCGCTGGCAGCGTCGGTTGGAAGTGGATTCGCATGGGAGTGAACCCGTGACCATCGCGCGCGAGTCGCCGAGTCAGGCAACCGGCGTCATCGCGGACGCCGCGGCCAGTATCGGGCGCGCGTTCCTGAACAACGTTCAGACGGGATCGTTGGTCGTAATCGTCGTCGGCAGTGATTACGTCACCAACTTCGTCGCGGGAGACTGCACCAAGACCGCAGGCACCGCGACGCTGAGCGCGTTCACGCTCGATCGCATTCAGAACGACGGAGTCAATCAGCAGGTTGCGCACTGGTCGGCCATCGTGACGGCGGGCGGTTCGCTCACTGTCTCGGTCTCGACACCGGGCTCTCACTACTCGGTGATGGGCATCAACGCCTACACCGGTAGCTGGGACTCGTCGCGTGTCGAGGCAGGCAATGGCGCCAACTTCACCACCAGCACCACGCCGTCGTCGGGCAATGCCACCAGTGCGGGCGAGGCCCTGTTCGTCGGCGGCTTGGCGGTGCACAACGGTGCTGTGGTCACGCTCACGCCGGGCAGCTCGTTCGCGTCGATCTTCAGCTCGCTCGACGGCACTGCCCACATCGTCGGCGACATCACCGACAAGATCGACGGTAGCGGCGCCACCGAGGCCGCGTCGTGGACCATCAGTGTCGCGCCGCTCACCACTTCGGCGCAGGTCGTCGCGTACAAGGAGGCCGGCGTCAGTGCTACGGCCGACCAGGAGGGCGCGCGCTTCGGCAACGACGACGGGAGCGAGAGCGCCCACACGTTCGCCGCCGCGCAGGATTCGAACGTCACCGCGCCGCTCGGGGCCAACCTCCTCGGGCGATTTCTGATCGACGGCACTCTCGACCTCCCGAACACGGCCTACACGCTTCGGTACCAGAAGAACGGCGCGGGCGGCTACGTCGCGGTACCAGTGGGCCCCACGTTCTCGACACCATCCACGTACTTCGGCGGCGCGAGCGGTGGCACGAACCCGACGACGAGCACGACGATCACCATCCCGGCGAGCCTGCCGGCGAACAGTGTATTGTCGCTCCACTTCACCAGCCGCGACCACACGAGCGGCACGGGTCAGCCGATCGTCACCGACAACAACGGCGGTGCAGCGTGGACGCAGCGGCAGTTCTCAACCGACCGCAAGGCTCAGTGGTGGTACAAGCGCGTCGAGGCGAACCTGTCGGGCAAGACCATCACGATCAGCGGAGCGGTGGGTTCTCTGAGCGCGCGCCTGGTCGTGCTGCAGAACGTGTTCGCCACGGGCGACCCGTTCACGGACTTCGTCGAGGAGTCGAACGCTTCCGGCAACGAGACGCACGCGGCGATCACGCCGACGAACGCCGGCAGCGCTGTGGTGTTCGCCGTCTACAACTACGCGAACGACAACACGGTGACATCGGTGACTGCGGCGACCACAGGCGCGCCGGGCCAGTCGACGAGCCACGTGTCCACCGGCGGCCTCGACTCCGGGGTGCACGTGGCGGTGTGGGACAACCACCCTGCGTCGTCCTCCGGCGCGATCACCTGGGCGCAGACCGACGGCACTACTTACAGCCATGTGTACGCGGTCAAACCGCTCGTCACCAACAACGAGATCTATGTCTCGCCGAGCAGCAACATCACCGCCGGCGGCGAGGCCACCACCGCGAGGCTGACCGCCCCGAGCGGCAAGACCACGTCGGACTTCGTGACCGGGCGTCGCTGGGACGACGAGAACGGGTCCGATTCCATCGACGTCACGGCCGACGACTACACCGAGCTCGAGTGGTGTCTGCAGGCACAGTCCCCGATGGTGAACGGTGACTACGTCGACCTACGCGTGTACGCTGGCGGAAGTGCTCTGGCCGGCTACGGCGTGACGCCTCGCTGGACTTTCGGCACGCCGACCACGTTCTCGACACCCATCGTACCGTTGCTGGTCCAACCGGCTCCGCGTCTTGCAGCCCTGCTGCGATCGTTCTAACAGGAGGACTCATGTCCGGCACGTTCCAAGTACCAATCCCGTTCACTTCGGTCTCGGCCGCGGTGGACCTCGCCGAAATCATCGGCCACGCGACCAAACCGTACATCATCCTGGAGATCAACCTCTACCAGGTGACGGAGCTCGGCGACGCGGCCGAGGAGCAGCTCAAACTCGCCCTGAAGAGCGGCCAGACGACGTCCGGCTCCGGCGGCAACGCGGCCGTAGCGGCACCGTCCACCGACGCCGGCGCGGGCACGTCGGGCTTCACCTACGAGACAATGAACACCACGAAGGCGTCCGCAGGCACCATCACCACCCACAAAAACTTCGGATGGAACGTGCGCGGGCCGTTCGAGAAGGTGTTCACCGAGTATTCGCAGAACGTGATCCCGGCGGCCACCAGGTCCACCCTCGAACTGGTGGACGCTCCGGCCGACGCGATCACCATCGGCGGTTACATGATCGTACAGGAAATCGGCTGATGCGCACCAGGCTCTTCCAGAGGAGTCCGCGACCACAGCCGAAGGCTGTGATCCTGACCATTCTGCTCTCGAAGAGCACGATCACTTCTGCGTCCATCAGTGAGGCCGCCGCGGCCTCCGACTCGCTCTCGGCGACCGTGGTGCGAGTGGACGTGCTCTCGGAGTCCGCCTCGGGCACCGACACCGTCTCGTCGGTCCGCCAGTCGCCCGTCTCGCTCACGGAGCTCGGAGCGGGCTCCGAGACGGTCTCCGGGGCCAACCAGTCGCCCGTCTCGCTCGCCGAGGCCGGTTCGGGCTCCGATACGCTCTCGAGTGCTCTGCAGTCGCCCGTTTCGCTCTCCGAGGCCGGTTCGGGCTCGGAGACGGTGTCGGCGACACAGAGCACGACCGGGTCGGTCGCCGAGGCCGCATCCGGTTCGGACGCAATCTCGAGCGTCAGGGCGTCGCCCGTCTCGCTCACGGAAGCCGCGTCCGGCGGCGACACGACCGACGCGAGCACGTCGGGCAACCTCGTCAGCCTGGCGGAGCCGGCGAGCGCGGTGGACTCCGTCGGGACGACTCTACAGACCTCGGCGTCGGTCTCCGAGGCGGCTAGCGCGGCGGACGCGCCGTCCACCACCCTGTCGACCGGGGCAAGCCTCGCCGAGGCGGCGTCGGCCGCGGAGGTCGTGTCGGCCGTCATGGCGGCGGTGGTGTCGATCGTCGAGGCAGCGGCCGCGGCGGACTCGCCCTCGGTCGTCAGACAGTCGAGCCACAGCCTGACGGAGCCGGCCTCGGCGGCCGACACGACCAACGCGTCCACCAGCAATCCGCTGTCCGACAGTCTGTCCGAGCCGGCGAGCGCGGCCGACACGGTGTCCACCACCGCCGCGATGGGCGTTGTGCTGAGCGAGCCGTCGCCGGCCTCGGACTCCGTGTCGGGGAGCAAGGCCACGTCGGCGGCCACCACCGAGGCCGCGGTCGCGGCGGACACGGTGTCGTCGGTCCGGACACTCGCCGTCGTGGTGCAGGAGTCGGCCAACAGCGGCGACACGTGGTCGACGATCGCGTCGATGGCGGTTCAGATCGGCGAGTTCGCCACCGGCCAGGACGTGGTGTCGACACTGTGGGCGACGCTCGCCCAGCTGACGGAGGTCGCGTCCGCACAGGACGTCATGAGCGCCAACACCCCGCAGGTGTCACTCGTCGAGGTCGCCGACGCCAAGGACTTCGTCGCTTGGATCAACTTCGACGGCGAAGAGCGACGGTACCGTGTGACGGCCGAGGCGCGCTCGTTCACGGTACCGGGCGAGGATCGCAGTATCGACGTAACCGACCAGGACAGGAGCTTCGGAGTATGAGCGAGACATTCGTCGTCGACAGCAAGACCGGCAAGGCGTCGATCGTCAAGGACCCCAACGCCGTGCTGGACTACACGTTCGATTGGACGACGTGGATGGACGCCATCCCGGAGACCACCATTTCCGCGGCGGACATCTCCGTGGTCGGGAGCGCGGTCGGCAGCACCGCAGCCCTACAGTCGTACACCATTGCGGGCAAGACCGTGGTGGCGTGGATCTCCGGCGGCATCGTCGGGGAGAAGGTCACCGTGCGCTGCCGGATCACCACCGCGGGCGGGCGCATCGACGACCGCACCGTCTACCTCAAGATCAAAGAGCGCTGATGGCCGTCGAGTTCAAGCTCTACGAGAAGCAACGCCGGGCGATCATGTCCCCGGCGGAGGAGATCCTGTACGGCGGCGCGGCCGGCGGCGGGAAGAGCTACATGATGCGCGTGCTCGCCATCATCCTGTGCATGGAGATCCCGAACCTCAAGGTCTTCCTCTTCCGGCGGATGTACAAGGAGCTGTACATCAACCACGTCTACTCGCCAGACGGATTCCTCGTCATGATGAAGCAGTTCATCGACAGTGGCGACGTGGTGTTCAACAAGTCCGACGGGGTGTTCAACTTCACCTTCAACGGAGCACAGATCTACCTCTGTCACGCCCAGCACGAGACGGACATCCAGACCTACCTCGGCGCCGAGATCCATGTGCTCCTGGTGGACGAGGCCACACAGTTCACGGAGAAGATGGTCCGCTTCCTCCGCACCCGTGTCCGGCTCGGCGGCCTCATCCTGCCGGCCAAGTGGGCGAAGCTGCTCCCGAAGATCATCTACGGGACCAACCCCGGCGGCATCAGCCACAGTTACTTCAAGAAGGGTTTCGTGTCCCACGGCGAGAGGAGCGTGTTCAAGGCACCGGCCAACGACGGTGGAATGACCCGAGAGTTCATCCCGGCCCTGTCGACCGACAACATCATCATGCTGAAGAACGACCCCCGGTACGGCGACCGCATTCGAGGCATCGGCGACGACCGGCTGGCGAACGCCTACCTGCACGGCAGCTGGGACCTCGACGAGGGCAACGCGTTCTCGGACCTGTGGGACCCGCACTTTCACATCGTGCAGAACCTCTCGCTTCCCAGACACTGGAAGATCGACCGCTGCCACGACTACGGGTACTCCGCGCCGGCCGCGATGCTGCACGCCGCGGAGAGCGACGGGACCAAGGTGGTCATCAACGACAAGGAGATGATCATCCCGCGCAAGAGCATCATCTTCATCTCGGAGCTCTACCTCGCGGACAAGGAGGACAAGGGCCTCAAGCTCCTGCCGTACGAGCTCGGACTGCGGATGTACAACCACGAGGTCGGCCAGGGCTACCGGAATCTGGTACAGGCCGGCCCGGCGGACAGCTCCATCTTCGACAAGGACAAGGGGATGGCGTCCATCCACGACTACTACGTCCAGAAGGGCGTGCGGTTCACCCGGGCGGACAAGCGGCCCGGCAGCCGTGAGCGCGGCTACGTGCTGTGGCGCCAGGGTCTGAAGGCCGCACTGGAGCGGAATGTGGAGCAGCCGTGGATTCTCGTGCACCGGAGCTGCTCCAACCTGATCAGCCAGATTCCTGAGCTGCCGGTGGACCCTGAGAACCCGCAGGACGTGTACAGCTCCGCCAACGACCACCTCTACGACGCCGGGCGCTACCGGCTGCTGAAGAGCGTGCTGACCGCCGAAATGAACGAAGTTTACGGAACGTGAGGATACTGTGGGCAAAGACATCAAAGAGTTCGCCAACCCGCAGTATCTCAAGATGCTGCCGGACTACCAGCTCATCCGCGACTGTTTCGACGGGTCGCGCGCCGTCAAGGAGGCCGGCGTCAAGTACCTGCCGAAGCTGAAGGGCCAGTCCCAGGACGATTACGACAACTACCTCACACGGGCGCTCTTCTTCCCCATCACCGGCAAGACCTGCACCACGATGGTGGGCATGGCCACGACCAAGCCGCCCAAGGCCGTTTACCCTGCGGAATTGGAGGACTACTTCGTCGACACCAACGCGAGCTACCAGTTCACGGAGTTCTACGTGCGCACGCTCACCGAGGTCACCCTTATGGGCAGGTGGGGCGTGCTCATCGACGGCCCGGCGAATGCTTCGGGCGAGCCGCGGCTGTGCCCGTACAGTGCAGAGAACATCATGCGCTGGATCGTCGACCGTGACGGCAGGCCGATCGATCTCCTGTTGAGGGAGATGCACCTCGTTTCCGGCGAGCAGGAATTCGAGCTGAAGATGGTGACGATCTACCGCAGATGCGTCGTGGCCAACGGCGTGTACACGGTGATGGAATACGACGAGGACCTGAAGCCGAGCAAGCCGCCGGTCACCCCACTCTTCTCCGGCCGGACGATCGACTACGTGCCGTTCGTCTGCATGGGCTCGACCGGCGTCCACATGGAGCCGGACCGCCCGCCGATGCTCGACATCGCGACCATCAACCACTCGCACTACCTCACGAGCGCGGACCTCGAGTGGGGTCGCCACATCACAGGCCTTCCGACGCCGGTGGTGTCGGGCGTCGACTCCAGCACCAAGCTCTCCATCGGCGGCACTTCCGCCTGGGTGCTGCCGACGCCGGAGGCGAAGGCCTACTACATGGAGTTTCTCGGCCAGGGCCTGCAGTCGCTCGAGAAGGGCATGGCCGACAAGATCAGCCTGATGGCGTCCGTGTCGGCCCGCATGGTGGACACGTCCACCCGCGGTTCGGAGGCCGCCGAAACAGTCAAACTGCGCTACATGAGCGAGACGGCCAGCCTGGTACACATCATCAACTCCGTGGAGGGCGGGCTGACGATGCTGTACAACATGCTCGCCAAGCTGAAACTCTCGACGGGCGAGATCAAGCTGACGTTCTCCAAGGAGATCATCGGGGCCGGCATCACGTTCAAGGACCTGGCCGCGATGTTCGAGGCCTTCTACAAACGCATGATCAGCAAAGAGACGTTGATCTACAACCTGCGACGGGTCGACGCGATCGACCCCAACAGATCGGACGAGGATGAGATGGCGGCCATCCCGGACCCTCCTGAACCCAAGCCGCCGACAATACCGACAGGAGCCTGACACATGGTTATGAAGTACAAGATCGCCGCGCTCACGGACGTGCCCGAGGCACTCCGCTCCGAGTACAAGCCGGACCCCGCAGGCGGGTTCGTCCTGGACGCTGAGGGCGTGGTGCCCAAGGAGCGCCTGGACGAGTTCCGCAACAACAACATCGCTCTCCAGCAGCAGATCGACAAGTACAAGGACGTCGACCCCGTCAAGTACAAAGAGCTGATGCAGATTCAGCGCCGCATTCAGGAGAAGGAACTGATCGATAAGGGCGACGTCGACAAACTGGTCGAACTGCGCGTGGCCACCATGCGCGATGAGTTGACCGGCCAGGTCAACACGCTCAACACCAGTCTGGCCACGGCCACGCAAACTCTGTCCGTCCTGATGATCGACAACAAGGTCAAGGACGCGGCAGTGAAGCTCGGCGTGACCCCGACGGCGATGGACGACGTGGTGCTCCGCGCGCACACCACCTACAAGGTGGACAACGGTCAGGCGGTTCCGAAGGACGGCAAGGGCCAGGTCATCTACGGCAAGGACGGCAAGAGCCCGATGGACATCGAGGAGTGGATGACCGGCCTGAAGAAAACCGCGCCCCACCTGTTCCTCGGGACGACGGGATCCGGTGCCGCGGGCGGCCACCTCGGCACCGCGGGCTTCGACATCACGAAGGCCAGCCCACTCGACAAGATCAACGAGGGTCTCAGGGCCGGCGGGCTGCTGGCCAACCTGCCGGGGGCCTGAGCCCCTGAAGTCCTACGACCAAAGGGGTTTACAAACAGAGAAAATCGCCGTATAATGTCACCCAAGCGCGAGAACCGGGGTCCGGGTGCTCGCAGTAGTGCTCGCCATCTCGAGATGCCTGGTAGGCATCTCGAAATGCGCAGGACCCTCCGGTGGAGGGGATGTTGACGCAGATCTTCATCAACTCTTCCGGAGAATTCCGAAATGGCATCGCTCACCCTGACCGAAGCCGCCAAGATCCAGCAGAATCCGCTGATCGCCGGCGTCATCGAGTCGATCGTCACGGTCAACCAGTTTTACCGCGTCCTGCCGTTCGACCAGATTGTCGGCAACGCTCTGCTGTACTCGCGCGAGAACGCCCTGGGCGGCGTGGCTCCGATCGGCATCGGCGGCGGGTCCAACGCCATCCCGGCGGCCGCGAAGCTCCCGGCGACCTTCACGCCGGTCACGACCCCGCTCAAGGCCCTGATCGGCGACGCCGAGGTCGACCACTTCATCAACGTCACGATGGGTACCCAGAACAGCCAGACCGGCGTTCAGGTGATGTCGAAGGCCAAGAACCTCGGCCGCGAGTACCAGCGCCAGTTCATCCTCGGCGACTCGGCGGTCGATCCGCTGGAGTTCGACGGCCTCCAAAAGCTGACGCCCACGGCGCAGACCAAGGACTATGCGTCGGCGGCCTACACCCTGGACATGCTCGACGAGCTGATCAGCATGGTGAAGGCCAAGGACGGCGCGGTGGACTTCATCATGATGCCCGACGAAGGCCTGCGCAAGCACATGTCGGTGCTCCGCGGCCTGGGCGGCGCGAGCCTGACCGAAGTCGTGAACCTGCCCGGCGGCGGACAGCAGATGTTCTACCGCGGCATCCCGATGTTCCGCAACGACTACATCCCGGTGTCCGGCGGCGGCTCGCCCCGCAACGGCGACATCTACGTCGGGACGGTGGACGACGGCTCTCGCAAGGTCGGCATCGCCGGCCTGACTAGCCAAGTGCAGGCCGGCATCTTCGTGTCGGCGGTCGGCGAGGCCGAGCAGACCAACGACATCATCACCCGCCTTCGCTTCTACGCGAGCATGGCGGTGTTCACGGAGCTGGGGGTCGCCCGCGGCAAAGACGTGAAGATGGTCGGCTGATCCGCCGTGAGCCTGACAGTCGACAGCGGGCCCCTCACCCAGACTTGCAACTCGTACGCAAGTCTGGGAGAGATGACGACCTACGTCACCGACATGGTGGCCGACGAGACCGTGGCCGATCAGTGGTCGGACCTCGACGCCAACGTCAAGGCTGCTTACCTGGTGAACGCCAGCAAGCGCCTGGACCAGCTGTTCGACTGGATCGGAGAGAGGTACTCCGAGGCTCAGGGCATGAAGTGGCCGCGCTACAACGCGTGCGTGGACGGGTACCTGCTGACATCCACGGTCATCCCGCCGGCCGTGCGCGACGCGGCCTGCGAGATGGCGGTGTGGATGATGCAGAATGACGGGGTGATCTCCGTCGGCCAGTCACAGGCCTACAGCAAGATCGAGGTCGGCCCCATCCAGATCGACTTCAACCAGAACCTCGCCACTGCGGACCGCAAGTACGCGCCCGATAACGTGCCGATGATGCTGCGCGACTACGGCAGTATGAAGAACCCTGACTTGCCGGGCGCCAAGAGCATCAGAGTCGTGAGGTTGGTCCGTGCTTAAGGACACCGTCGCCGACGCGGTCGTCCAGGCCCGAGAGGCTCTGGAGGACCTCCTGGTCGAGGTGCCGGTGACCAGCCGAACGCCCAACGATCACGTGCCCGGGCAAGTGCAAACGTACGTCCCGACCGTCAAGACCATGAAGATGGCGGTACTGAACTACACCGACAAGGAGATCGACGGCAACCAGGTCAAATCCGTGGACCTGAAAGCAGTCCTGTTCCCCATCGACGGTTCGGTCGAGACCAACGACCTGATCCTCCACGGCGGCGTCACCTACCGCATCCACCGAAACGATCCAACGATGATCGGAACCACCGTACTGATAAACACCCTGCAGCTGAGACCCACGTGATTCAGTACTCGATCAATTCCTCTGGGTGGCCTACCAAGGAGGACCTAGAGGAATTGGCCGAAGAGAGCGTCAAGCAGTACATCGGAGAAATCTTCCGATCCGCTGTTAAGCTTTCGCCTGTCTACTCGGGAGCGTTCCGAGCCAGCTGGCGCGTGAGCTACAACGAAGTGCGGACGGACGTGACCCCAGGGCGGGGTCCAGACGACCCGGTGCGCGGCGCGGCGTTCAGGTGGCCGCCAGGATTCAAGCTGGGATATACCGTGTACGTGTCCAATGCGCAGCCGTACGCCGAGCTCATCGAGTACGGCGGATGGTCCAACCAGGCGCCCTTCGGGGTGCTGCGGCTGGCCATCGCTGGGGCGAACCTGCGATGAAGTACAACAACGTCCAGACGCTCGTCGAGCAGTACGCGAAGGACACCTTCGCGTCACTGAACATCCAGCTCGCCTACGAGAACGCGGAGTTCAACCCCACCCTCTACACGAAGTACGTGCAGATGACGGTCCGGTTCGGCGACTCATTCCAGCGGGCCGTGGAGAACTGCTACCGAGTCGTCGGGATACTCCTGCTTGACATCAAGACCAGACCCGGTACGGGCAAAGTCGAGTCGCTGACATTGGCAGACCAGTTGGCACCGTTCTTCGTCAAGAAGATTCTGGTGGCGACGCCGCCTCTCACGGCACCGGTGGTGCAATTCATGGTACCCGAACTGGTCAAGGGGGCCAACGAGTCCAACGGCTGGATGGTCGACCATTACAGCTGCCCCTTCTACTTCAACGTGGAGTTCTGACATGGCATCAGCCGACCTACTGGTTGTTCGATACATCAAAGAAGTGACGATGGGCGTCACGCCGGACAGCGGCGCGAAGGCCACCGGCACGCTCACCGGTTCGGGCCAACCGGCCAACAGTGACACCGTCACCATCAACGGCGTCACGTACACCTTCAAGACCGCGCTCACACCGGCGGCGTACGAGGTCAAGATCGGCGCGTCCTTGCAGGCGACACTCCTGAACCTGTACAACGCCATCAACCGCGCGGGCGGCGTGCCCGACACGGACTATGGCAAGGCGACGCCGGAGCACGGCACCGTCGAGGCGACGAGCGCCTCAGCCACCACTGTGGTCGTGCGCTCGAAGCGCGGCGGCACCGCCGGCAACGCGTACGCCACGACGGATGGTTCGGTCAACTTGTCGTGGGGCGGAGCCACTCTGGCCGGCGGCACCAACTCGGGATCCACAGCTCTCAAGCAGTTGCGCTACATCACCGAGTCGCTCGTCCACAACATCGAGACCACCCAGTCCACGGAGGTCACGCCGGACCGCGCCGAGACCGATACCATCCCCGTGTCGGTGCAGGGCTCGGGCGGCGCCAACTTCGAACTGTCGTACGCGTCGTTCGACGACTTCCTCGAAGCCGTGATGTGCGGCGCCTACTCCGGCCTGAACCTGGACAACGGCACGACTCTCTCGACCTTCATGATCCAGAAGGAGTTCGGTGGCATGGCGCCGACCCAGTTCCACGACTTCAACGGCGTGGCCGTGGACGGCATGGACCTCAACATGGACGTGGGCAAGATCGTCACCGGCGCGCTCAGCTTCCTGGCGTTCGGCGCCACGGTGTTCGAAGCACAGATCGGCGGCGCGACCTTCCCGGCCGTCTCGACCACCACGCCGATGTCCGCGGTGGCGAATTTGCAGAACATCAGCATCGACGGCGTGCCGTACACCGGCTGCGTGATGTCGATGAAGCTGCGGATCAAGAACAACATCCGCGCCATCCGCTGTGTGGGCCAGCCGAAGCCCCGCGACATGAAGGTCGGCAAGTTCCAGGTGACCGGCGACCTCCAATTCTACTTCAACGAGGGGTCGAACTATTCCAAGTTCACCAAGAACACGGAGTTCAGCTTCAGCTTCGAGCTGCAGGACGCGGTTAGCAACAAGTACACCTTCACCTTCCCCCGCTGCAAGTTCGAGACCGGCGAGGTCGCGGGCGGCGGCATCAACACGGACGTCATGTTCAACGCGTCGTTCCGTGCGTTGAAGGACACGGTCACCGGTCGAGTCCTTCGCATCACCAAGACGTCCTGATAAGGACTAGAAAGAGAGCATTCAATGTTCCAATTCGACGCTGACGTGCCGTCCATCGACGGCGGAACCTGGACCCAGTACCGACAGTCCAGGTTCAAGATCGCACACGTGTCCAACATGAAGTTTCAGCGAACGCTCGCACGGCTCCAGCAGCCGCACCGCCGCAAGATCGAGCGCGGCGAGCTGGACCCCGCGCTCGGCAAGGACATGTTTTGTCGGGCGATGTCCGAGGGCATCCTACTGGACTGGGAGAACGTGACCGACAAGAGCGGCGAGAAGGTGCCGTACTCGGCGGAGAAGGGCTACGTGGCCCTGACGAAGGACCCGGAATTCCGTGATTTCGTGAGCGACTTCGCCGTCAGCATCGCCAACTTCAGGCAAGAGGAGATCGAGGCCGCGGGAAACGACTGAAGGCGTGGCGGTCGTGGTACCGCCAGTGGGGTAAGGCTGAGGAGGGACTCTGGGGACTGTACGAGAACACTGGTGTTCTCGCCCAGGCCCTCCAAGACAAGCCTACACTGGATCCGGTGCTCGAAGAGTTCGTGCACGCCTACATGATTCTCGACAGACACCGCACTTGGGGGATGGAGAAGAATCCAATTCAGTTGTCCGAGATCGTCGCCTACTGCAGACTGTTCGGTCCGCCGGCGATGGACATGCAGATGTTTGAACAGCTCGTGGCCGTGATGGAAGAGCTCGATCGCGAGCAGAAAGAGTAGCAGTGGCAACAGCCATCAATGTCGGCGCAAACACCGCCCCCGCAGTAGGGGCGTTCGATGCACTGACGCGCTCGATCCTCGGTTCCAGAAACGGACTCGCGGCTCTCGACCGTGAGATGCAGCGGAACACCGCCACGTCCGACCGGCTGACACAGTCGATCGGCGGCGGGATGACCGGGGCGTTCAACCGCCTGCAGAGCATGATCAGTACCACGTTCTCGTGGATGACCCGCTTCGCCGGCGGCATCGAACTGGTCTTCAACTCCATCCTGAAGGAGGCCGACAAGCTGCAGGGCTTCAACGCCATCATGTCGGTCACGGCCGGCAGCTCCACGAAGGCCCGGCAGGAATTCGAATTTCTGCGAAAGACCGCGGACCAGCTGGGTCTGCAGTTCGACGCGCTCACGAGCAACTACGCGAAGCTCGTGGCGGCACTGCCCGAGGGCAACAACCGTCTGGAGACGGCGCGCACGCTCTTCCTCGGCATCTCGATGGCGGCGCGCACCCTCCACGCGTCGAACCAGGACACCCAGCTGATGTTCTACGCGGTCACACAGATCGCGTCCAAGGGCGTGGTGTCGATGGAGGAGCTCCGCCGGCAACTCGGCGAGAAACTGCCGGGAGCCCTACAGATCGCGGCCCGCGCGCTGAACACCACCGCCGGCGAGCTCGAGGCGGCCATCCGCAAGGGCGTGGTGGATTCGGCCAAGTTCTTGGCGGCGTTCGGCCCGGAGCTCATCCGCACCTTCGCCGACCCGGCGGCGATCGCTTCGGGTAGCATCTCGGCGGCGGTCAACCGGCTGACCAACGTGTGGGTGGACTTCGTCAAGTCCATCCTCGACTCCGGCGCCGGCCAGGCGATCATCAACGTCTTCGACGCCCTGCGCGAGAAGCTGAGCGACCCGTACGCGATGTCCCAGTTCGCGGGAACCATCGAATACATCGCCACCAAGATCGCCGATTTCGTCAAGGCTCTGACCAAGGACGACATCCGCAACGGCTTCGACACGTTCCGCCGCGGCGTGGAGTTCATTACCACCGCGGTGACCGGCCTGGTGTCGGCTTTCACGTGGATCATCAACAATGCCGGGATCGTCGGCACCATCGTCGGCGCGCTCGTCGGCGGCGCCAAGGGGTTCGCGGCCGGCGGAGCCATCGGATCGGTGATCCCCGGCGTCGGCACCGCGGCGGGCGCTCTGGTCGGGCTCGGAATCGGCGCGGTCGGCGGCGCCGCGGGCGGCAGCTATCTCGGCAACAAGCTCAGTTCGAGCCCGGACGAGGTCGCGGTCCGGGCCCAACTGGACGACGCCGCCCGCAAGGCCGAGATCGAGGCGACCAAGCAGCGCGAGTTCATCGTCACGCAGTACATCAAGCCACTGCTGCAGCTGTACAACCTCAACTCCGTCGACGTGTCCCAACTGGTGCAGTCGGACCGGGCCAACATGGAGACGGTCAACGTCCTGCTGAGCACGCTCCAGGACAAGCGATTCAAGAACGACGCCGAGCGCCAGTCGGCGATCAAGATGTACGCCCGCACCGGGTACCTCATCCCCGAAAAGAGCACGACCACTCTGGAGGACGTGCTCAACGGCAAGGGCAAGGTCGACAAGACTCAGGCCCGACAGGACGAGACCACCCTGTTGGAGAGCATGGGATACCGTGGTGACTTCCTGAAAGATTGGAACTCGCTCATCCGCCTGCAGGAGCGCGGCGTGATCACCGCCGACGAGCTCGACAAGGCTCAGGACAAGCTCCTCAGCCGCCAACCCCTCTTCATCGCGTACGCCAAGCAGGAGAAAGACGCCCAAGAGGCGTCCAACGCTGCGATGAACAAGAACATCGACTCGGCCGTGGCGTTCCTGAAGGTGAAGGAGGACCTCCACCTCAAGACGCAAGAATATACCGAGCAGGTGGAGCGCGAGCGCTACCTGCTCACGGCGAGTGCCCGTCAGCGGTTCGTCAACTCAGGTCTGGAGGACTTCGACCGCGAGGCAGACCGCGCCCGCCTGAAGGCCAACAACCCGTACGAACTCGGCATCCTGAATGCACAGATCGACGCCGACCGGATCAAGCGCGCCCAGGAGCTGAACCAGCTGTACTCCGAACAGACGTCGGCGATCACTGGTTTGACTCAAGCCAACCAGAACTTCTTCGATTACTTCGAAGATCGGGCTTCTCGAGTGAAGGAGACGTTCGGTTCGTTCATGCAGGGTATGCAGTCGATGTGGGAGAAGTTCATCACCACCGGCAAGATCACACTGACGGACTTCGTCAACCTCATCCAGATGGAGCTCGCCAAGGTCGTCTGGAACAAGTACATCGGTTCGGCGGCCACCGGCCTGGCCAGTTACCTGACCGGCGCTCTGTGGGGGTTCTCCGGCGGCGGCATCATGACCAGCCAGGGCCCACTGCCGATCAAGGAGTACGCCGGCGGCGGAATCGCCGACACGCCGCAGGTCTCGGTGTGGGGCGAGGGCCGCATGCCCGAAGCCAACGTGCCGCTCCCTGACGGGCGCACGATCCCCGTCACCATCAAGGGCAAGTCGGGCGGCGACCACATTACCATTCACCAAACTCTCTACGTCGGCAGCGGAGTGACCAGGTCCGAAGTGGCCGCGGCGATGGTCATGACGAAGAATGCCACGATCAGCGAAATCCTCAACGCCCGCAACCGCCGAAGGAGCGGCTGATGACGATCTACGCCTACGAAACCACCGGCGTCTTCATCCCGAGCAAACAGAACCTCCTGATCAACGGCAACCAAATCGTGACCGAGAGCTTTCTCTCAGGCTACGTGCAGGTCGCGACCCGACCCGGCGCCAAGTGGGGTTGGGACATCACCCTCGGCGACTGCACGCCGGAGGAGTTGGCGGTGGTCGAGGCCTTCATCACCCGCCTCGACGGTCGAGAACACTGGACGACCATCTACGACTTTCTCCGGCCAAAACCGCGCGGCACGATCAACCTGTCCGGGGTCACCAACAACGGCGTGATCGCACAGTTCGCCACTACCTGCAACCTCGCGGGTTGCGGCAACACGAAAACTCTGCTGCGCGGCGACTGGCTCAAACTGGGCACCCAACTGGTCATGAACGTGACGGACGCCACGTCCGACGCCGGCGGCAACATGGCCATCGAGTTCCGCCACAGGATGCGCGCGCAGGTATCGAGCGGCCAGCCGGTCACACTGGACGGACCGACGAGCAACTACATCCTCGAGTCGTCCAACTTCGAGTCGATCCGCCAGGAGGGGTACGCACAGAGCGGACCTACTTTCAGACTTGGGGAGATCTTCTGATGCCTGACCGTGGCGTAAACGCGACAGCACTGACCAACCTCACCTCGCAGGTCGTCACCGATTTTCCGCTGATCGAGATGCAGCTGGCGAGCGGTATCCTGCGGATCGCCGCGCTCAACCACTCCGTCGACTGGAACGGGTTCACTTGGCTACCGGACCGGGGCCTCGGACGGATCGAGGCGATCAAGGAGTCCGGCGCGGAGATGGCCGGACTCTCGTTCGAGCTGAGCGCGGTTCCGACGGCGTTGATCAGCGCGGCCCTCTCGGAGAACGTGCGGGGCCGCCCGATCATCGTGCGCAACGCCACTCTAAACGGCACGGTCGTGAGCGTCGACGACAACGTGTGGACCGGGCAACTGGACACGATGACGATCGAGGACGGCAAGGACTCCGCGGTGATCCGCGTGACCGCCGAGCACCGGATGGTCTTCTGGCAGTCGCCCCACCCGGTGGACTTCTCGCACGCCGCCCAGCAGCTCGTGGACCCGACCGATACGTTCTACAGCCGCATGGCCGACATCGCCAACAAGACTCTCGTGTGGCCGAGCGCGGCCTTCTTCAAGAAATGAGACTGCAAAACTGGGAATCTCTCCTGTACGAATTCGTGCAGGATCCGGCCAACCACGAGTTCAAGTGGGGCGCGAACGACTGCGTCATGTTCTGCGGGCGGTGCATCGCGTTCATCACCGACGAGGACCCGCTCGCCAAGGTGCTCGACGTGTGGACCGACGAGGCCTCCGCCGAGCAGGTGATCGAGCAGTACGGGTCGCTCCACGGTGCGGTGTGCTCAGTGATGGGCCAACCGCTCGAGAACCCTCTGATGGCCAAGCGCGGCGACCTGGCCCTCGTGCAGCTCGGCGAGATGGACTTCCTCGCCATGCACCTCGGTGACTGCCTCGTGGCGCCTTCCAGAGCGGGCGGACTCGTGAGGGTGCACACGCACCACGCCGACGTCGTGTGGCCGGTGGGTCGAGTCCATGGTTGAGCCGTTCACCGCATTCTTCGCGTGGCTAGGCACCGCCATCGGCGGCACCACGGGCGCGTTCCTGATCATGAACGCCACCGCCCTGGCCTACACGGCCCTGGTGGCGGCGTCGATCGCGTACGGCAACGCTCAGCAGCGCAAGGCCGAGCGGCGCGCGATCAACGCGTACAACGACACCCTCCGCGACCGGCACATCATGATCCGGACGGCCTCGTCGCCGTCTCCGTGGGCGCTCGGCCTGTCGAAGCTCAGCGGCCCGGTGGTGTTCGCCCACACCACCAGCTCGTCTCCCGGCTGGAACGACATCCTACACCTGGTGATCCCGCTCGCCCGCCACGAGTGCGACGCGATCGAAGCGATCTACTTCAACGAGATCGAGCTGGACCCGGAGAACCCCGTCACCGGCGCGGTGGAGACCGGGCCGTTCTCCCTCACGCGCAAAGAACTCTTCATCGAGGACTACACGTCCAACGGTTCGGGCGTGATCACGTTGGTCCGCAACACTGCCGAGGCTCCGTCGGTTTCGAACGGCATCAATAGTGGAAACCCGCTCGATAACCCCTCGATCCCAGTCGGGTACACGCACACCGTCGGCACGAACACGATCAGCGGGCTCGCGGCCAGTACCCTGTACACCGTCACCTACTACGGCACGAACATCAATTCGTTCGTGAAGATCCGCAAGCACCTCGGTGCGCCGGGCCAGGTCGCCGACGCGGACCTCGTCGCCGACTCCGGCGGCGCGTGGACGTCGAGTGACAAGGGCACCAACACCTGCTACATCTACGTCCGACTGATCTACAACCAGGACGTGTTCGGACAGATCGGTATCCCGAACATCTCGGCGCGCGTGCGCGGCAAGAAACTCTTCGACCCGCGGACCGGCCTCACGGTGTACAGCACGAACGCCGCGCTCGCGGCCGCGGCCTACCTGAAGGACCAGACGTTCGGCATCCGTAGTGCGTCGGGCGAGGTGCCGGACGCGGAGCTCATCACCGCCGCCAACATCGCCGACGAGGACGTCACGATGTTCAACACCGGCACGGTGCAGGTGCAGAACGGCTCGCCCTCGATCACTTTCAGCGACACGACCAACGCCAAGAAGCGCGTGCGCAAGGGCATGACGCTCGTCGTCGGCGCCAACCGCGTCAAGCTCAAGACGTTCAACAACGGCCCGGGCGCGGCGACCGGGGTGCTGGAATCCAACTACCCCGGAACGACCAACCTCACCGCGCCCTTCGCGGTGGTCCAGACCCGCTACACCGTCAACGGCGCGCTCAGCTCGGCCAACACTCCGTGGGACAACCTGGAGGAGATCTGCAAGTCGATGGCCGGCTCGTCGGTGTGGTGCCAGGGCCGGTGGCTGGTGCGGGCCGGCGCGTACGAGGCACCGTCCCTCACGCTCAACGAGGACTACTTCGCGAACGCGTCGGTACAGATTCTTCCGCGAAAGGGCCGGCGCGACCTCTTCAACGGCGTTCAGGGCCGGTACGTCAACGTCAACCTGAACCTCGCCGAGGACACCTACCCCTCGTACACCAGCTCGGCGTACGAGACGGAGGACGGCGAGCAGATCCTGATCCCATACAACTTCGACCTGGTCATCGACGGCACGGCGTGCCAGCGGCTGGCGAAGATCCTGGTGCTGCAGGGGCGGCAGGCCCTGACAGTCAAGATCACGACCAACCTGCGGGCGTACAACCTCACGCCGATGGGTTCGGTAACTCTGAACGTCGCGCGCTACGGGTGGTCGAGCAAAGTGTTCGTGGTGCTGAGCCGCGAGTACAACATCGTCGAGAAGAAGATCGAGTACCTCTTGCAGGAGACGTCCCCGACGGTGTGGGACTGGCTCTACGCGGAGCAGGCCGGCATCGACCCCGCGCCGAACACCACCCTGCCGAGCCCGAACACTCCGCCCGCCAGGCTCACGTCGTTCGCGGCCGTGGCCGGTACGAGCGAGTTGGCCCGCCTGTCCGACGGCACCATCGTCAGTCGCGCCAAGGTCACGTGGGACATGCACCCGGAACTGTTCGTGCGGGAGGGCGGCCGCATCGAACTGCGCTGGAGGTACGCCAACGCGACGACGTCCGGATCCATTTCGTCCGCGCCGGGCGACTCCACCTCGGCGTACCTGGACAACATGCCCGAAGGCCGCTACGTCATGATCGACGGGCGTGCCGTCACCGCCAACAGCAAAGAGAGCGACTGGACCACGTACGGCCCGCTCCTGATCACCGGCAAATCGGCGCCCCCCGCGAACGTGTCCGGCCTGACGTACGACCAGATGCCGGACGGCATTCGCGTGAGGTGGACGCCCAATACGGAACTCGACTACCTCGAGACAGAGCTCCGCGTCGGCGCGTCGTGGGTCGCGGGCACGTTCCTCTTCAAGGGCGCGACCAGCCAGTACCCGTGGATCAATCCACTCTACGGCAGCTACACGGTGTGGGCGGCTCACCGCGACACGTCGCTCAACTACAGTGCGACTCCGCAGAGCATCTCGATCGTGGTGCTCAACAAGTCGGACACGACGTTCGTGGCCCACGGCTCCGGCGTCATGGACCTAGTCGGCCAGACGGCTCTCAAGTCCTCGGGCTCGTCGGCGTGGGACACCGGCGTGTACAGCCAGAACGGCATCCAGGGCGCATGCTCCGCATCGGCGAGGGTGTACGGCACCACGACGCTCCGCATGTTCGGTCTGAACACGGATCCGACGACGGATGCGAGCTACTCGTCACTCGATCACGCGATCTATGTGGACACTACCGTGGTACGGATTTACGAGAGCGGCTCGCTCATCGTGGACCTCGGAGCTATTCACGCATCTGGGTATCAGTACGAGGTGCTCTACGACGGCTCATCCGTCAAATACTACCAGAACGGAGGCCTGCTGTTCCAGCGCGGCGTGGCTCCGAACCAGACGTTCTACTTCGACTCGTCGTTCTACTCGGTCGGCGCAGACCTGACCAACATGCTGTTCCGGCCGATGAGCGCCGGGCAGCGCGGCAACCTGCTCGACGCGAGCACGTGGACCGCCGGCAGCAGTGACAAGGGCGTCGCCGGCGGCAGTCGCTGGGTGCGTGCAGCCACTCCGACCTCCGAAGATACAGTGGTCTTCGAGCCCGGGCCGGACGGCCTCGTCGTACCTCTGTGGAAATCGACGTCGTCGGATAACGAACCTACGAACTCCGCAGACGGCGGATACGTGACAGATTGGGTACCGATCGATCACCTGAAGGCATACCGCCAGGCCGTGTTCGTCATGTGCAACGCGTCCGGCGCGCTCGACGGCACTGTGTACCTCGGCATCGCAAACAACACTGTGCGGTCGATTCCCGGTACACTCGACGGCAACCCGTACACGAACGTCGTAAGTCGGTCGAATCTGGCGAAGCTTCGCTGGTATCTCGTGGTGGGCTACGTACTTCCGAGCAACTTCGGCACTACGGTCCCGAACCCTGTGATCGGAGCCGTGTACGACTGTTCGACCGGACAGCGAGTTCGAGAGGCGGACAACGATTACAAGTGGGAAGTCGGCATCGGACAGACCTATTTGCGCGCGTACCAGTTCTATGCGTCCAGTGGTCAGGTGCAGTACTTCTGGAACCCGCGCTTCGAGATGATCGACGGGTCCGAGCCGACCGTCGACCAGCTCCTCGCGCTCGCCAAACCGTCGCTCAGCCGACCGCTCACCAACGACTTCGAAGCGCTCTACGACCTGAACGGGCAGTTCCACAAGTGGCCGCTCGGAGCTTCGGCGCCGTCCGGGTGGATAGCGAATGGTTCGCCGACCATACGGAACGAGACGACAGTTTTTCGGACCGGGCCGAACGCGGTGTACCTGTCGTCGGGGAGCGACGGTCACGGTCTGCGCCGAGAGCTATACTGGACTTCGCAACCGTACGAGGCCGGCACGTTCATCGAGGGTACAGTCGACGCGTATCTCGTGGTGCACACGAGCGGCGGATACCCCGGTATACTGTTGCGGGTGTACGTCGACGCCGCGCTCACGACGTACCGTGACAACATATATCAGCTGCCGAACACCGCGACCGGCGCTTGGCAGACCATCGCGTTCAAGGCGTCCGTGCTGCCCGGCGAGCGGATTTACGGTGTCATCATCTATTTGCTGTGTAGTTGGGTCAGTTTGCCGAGCGGCGTCGGCAACAACGACGTGATCTTCGACTCCGTCACGGCCCGAGCCGTCCGTCCGTCGGACACACTTCAACTGCGGGAGAGCTCCGTCACTTCGAAATCTGTCGCCGCGGCGGGCGGGTCGTCGGTGTCGTGGACGAACGCGGCGTCGGACTTCGACGCATGGACCGGATCGAACAACGGTCCGACCGGCTCGGTGCTCTTCACCCACGAGTCGTCGCGGAACGAGTACCTCATCGACATGCACTCTCAGATTCAGCTGGCCGCCGGCAGCAACCTCGTGGAATCGGTCTCCGGATTCGCGAAGCTCGTCCTCAGAGACATAACCGCGAACACCGCCGGCGTCGTCCACACCTTACTGAAGTTCGTGCACCGGACGTACGTGGACCCGCTCAACGTGACCGGGCGCAACGGCAACGCGAACGTCACACTCAGCTACGCCATTACCACTTCGGCCGGCCTGACCGTCGGAAACCAGTACCGGGCCACAATGTACGTAACGGGCATAAGAGCGATCAACTCCGCCGGATCACAGATCGCGCCGGGAGCCTCGTCCTCTGTTTCTGCAGAATTGAACACTCGAGTGATGATAACCAAAGCATAGGGGAAAACCGTGAAACTTCACCTCGATCGGCTGCAATTCGGCCACACCTTCACCATCGGCGATCTGCGGGTCGACGACGAGTGGCAGTGCTGGACTCTCGAAGACCGACGACGAGATCCCGGCGTCAAGGTGGCCCACGAGACGTGCATCCAGGCCGGCGAGTACGAGGTCGTGGTGAACTTCAGTCAGCGGTTCCAGAAACTGATGCCGCTCCTCGTCGACGTGCCGATGTTCTCCGGCGTACGCATCCACCCCGGTAACACGTCGGAGGACACCGAGGGCTGCATCCTCGTCGGCGACGTGCGACTCGCGTCGTCGATCGCCGGCAGCCGTGACGCCTACAGTTCGCTCATGGCCAAGATCAACGAGGCCTGGGGCAAGAACGAGCGGATCGTCATTTCCATCACCGAGAGCGGGCTGGGCGCATCATGAACCTCACCACTCTTCTGATGGGCCTGCTCGGCGTGGCCATGGCCTTCGGCCTCGGTCACTGGCGCGGCGACTCGGTCGGCTACGACCGCGGCGTCCAGGAGAAGCAGCTTGAGATCAACGGGATGGTGATCGACCACCAGAACGCCCTCATCCTGAAGAACGGACAGATCAACGACCTCTCTACGAGGCTACAGGAGCAGAAAGATGAAGCCGACGCTGACCGCGTTGCACTGCACGACAAGAACCGTGTTATCAGTGCTGAGTTCGACCGCGTTCGCTCTGAGCGCAACGGGTTGCGCGGCACCCTCGACGCCGCGCTCGCTACCCGTATCGACGCAGCAGGAGCTGAGGCTGCCCTCCAAGCCTGTCGTGAGCACGGAGAGTCTCTCAACCGACAGCTGGACCTTGGTGTGCAGCTACTTGCAAAACTTGCAAACAGAGCTCAGGGTTGCGCTATCGACCTCCGAGCTGTGCTCCAAGCTTGGCCCGCCTCCGGCTCCGAGTTCAGCTCCGAGTAAGTAGCCGACCGCGGTTTGGGTGTGTCAGCGTCGCCGTCTAGCCCAGCGGCTTGGGACGGGTGCTGGAGCCCGTCCCCTTTTTAACTCCGGCGCCCGGCGCCGCACAATTACCGCTCTCCGGGACGTTTTGGTGCGTATCCGGGAATCCCGGACGCTCTCTTCGTAGTTATACAAAGGTGCCGGCTCCCGGACGAATGGGCACAAAACGTTTATAATCAAAGTAGTTTACACATCGCGCGTCAGGTGGTATAATAGTTGAGTCGTTCGGACGGCGTATCACCTCCGCGGGCTTCGTAATCCCGCCACAACCATCGTATGTCAGAAGATCTCCAGACGGATCTGATCAGCGAGTTTTTCTCCGCAGGGTGGCGCGTCGCCCCCTTCATCAAGACCTCCGACGGGTATCTCGGGGTCAAGGCCTGGCCGAAGCGGGCGGCCAAGAACCACGCCGAACTGACCGAGCTGCTCGCCGAGCAGGCGGCGAAGTCCAGCAAAGTGCCGCTGATGGGCATCGTACCGGCGGCCGGAAGGTTCGTGGTCGACATCGACCTGAAGAACAACATCGGGGCACTCGACCTGTGGCGGAGCAAGGTCCACGAGATGACGGGCGACCTGTCACTCGCCACTCCGAACATGATCGTCAAGACCAAGTCGGGCGGGTACCACCTGTACTACTCCGATGGGTCCGACAGGCAGATCCACTCGCCGATCAGTGTGTTCGGCAAGGACTCGGGCATCGACGTGCGGGGCTTCACCGGGATGGTGATAGCCCCGACTTCCATCGGGACCGCCAACGAGTGGCAGCCCGGCGAGTACACCATCATCAAGGGCCGGCCGTCCGACAAGCTGACCGTCCTGCAGATCGGCAAGGTGCTCGGGGACTCGTACGACGAGGTCGACCACTTCGTCCGCAACCTACTGGCCACCGTCAACGAGTGTCTGCGGAACGACTCCGTCGGCGAGCTGCACCGGCACAAACTGATCCCCGACTCGCTCGTCATACCGTCGTCCAGCCGCGACAACACCCTGTACCGGTGCGCGAGGCTCTGCCGGCTGTCCGGCATCTCGCAGGACGCCGCGCTCCAGTTCATGCACGTGCTCGCCGCCAGGTGCGAGGCCACGCCCGAGGAACCGCTCGAACACTGGATAGCCCTCGCCTCCGACAAGGTGCGGCGCGTGTACGCCGACGAGAAGGAGATGCGGCTCAAGACCGTGTCGGCGCTCTACGAGGAGCTCGACAACGCCGGCACGGTGCTGCTGCGCGAGGTCGGTCGGGCCTTTTACTACTTCAGGCACGGCTCGAAACTGCTGAGGATCGAACCGAGGTCGATGTTCTCCACCGAGAACATCGGCAACGTGCTCCAGGGAATACAGATCGTCGGCGAGGAGGAGACCGTCCCGGCCAAGAAAGTCGTCGGCTCGTACGCGCCGAAGGACGTGGCGGCCAACGCGGCGTTCTACCCCAAGAAGGACATGCCGTACTTCGAGTTCGAGGGCAAGCGCTTTGTCAACACCTACCACGACCCCTTCGCCACCTTCGAGCCCAACCGGGACTACTTCGAGCAGGCTCAGCCGTACGTCGAGCGGTTCACCCAGCTCGTGCGCCACATCACCGGCCACGAGGACAACGACGATGTGCGATTGCTTGACAAGCTCGCGTGGATCGTGCAGCGCCCCTACCGCAAGCTGCCCACTGGTACGATCATCTACTCGCACACGCGGGGTTCGGGCAAGGACGTGTTTATGTCTGTCGTTCGGGAGCTGATCGGCCGGCAGTACTACATGCCCATCAGCCTCAGCTCCATCGAGTCCAAGCACGCCATCTTCCACGAGCGGATCATGTGCGTGGCGTCGGAGGTCCAGCTGCAGACGAGCGCCCGCGGCAATATCGCGGCCGCCAGCTTCATGGGCAAGATCAAGGACCTCGTGACGGCGAAGAACGTGCAGGTCGAGCCGAAATTCCAGCAGCCGTACAACGCTCCCTTCTTCGCCAATTTCACCATCCTGTCCAACTTCGAGCTGTCCTCGATCATCGAATCCGGCGACCGGCGGTGGGACATCTACCACGCCACCGAGGAGAAGCTCGACCAGAAGCTCTTCGGCGAGCTGGCCGACGTGGGCAACGACGGCGTGTGGCTCGACAAGCCCGCCAAGATGCAGGAGCTGCGGCGCCACATCGTCTACGTCATCCGGCAGTCACTCATCGAGCGGCACATCGACCCGCACTTCGACCGCACCGAGGCGGTGATGAACGAGGTGAAGGCCACTCTGATGGAGCACCACAACCCGCCGGCGATGGACTGGATGTTCAACTCACTGCCGCCCTACTTCACCGAGGACGTGGCACAGGTCGCCTGCCTGTTCTGCCCGATGCGGGCGCACCCCGAGTACATCATGAAGCAGTTGCGGGAACACTTCGGCCCGAAGATGCAGCCGGTCTACCGCTCCGGCCGGCAGGCGTTCAGGCTGAACGGTGCTCCGAAGCTGGAGCTTAGGACGGACGGCACCCACAACGTGCCGGTGCTGAACTTCGACGTGAAGACGAACGACTCGTCCTGCCGCAAGCCGGTGTACACGTTCGGCAAGCTGCGGGACGCCGTGCCGAGCGACGCACAGGTCCGCCACATCCTGATGGACTGGTACCGTGCGATGCGGGAACGGTACCTCGGCGCCACGACCAACCTGCCCAGCCAGAAGCCCGTTGCAGGGCCCGAATTGATTTGATCAAAGCGGTGTACATTCCGGAAAGAACGAGGTATAATAGCTGACATGCACGCACTGGACTTGGAGACGGCGCCCAACACCGGCGACCTGTCCAACGGTTGGGCCCTCGAGCCGTGGCGCGCCCGGCAGGGCAAGGCCCGCATCACGAGCGTCGCCGTGTACGGCGACAAGGTCCGCAAACAGATCCTCGAGCCGAAGCGCGAGCAGCTGATCGAGCTGCTCGAGGAGCTGGCCGGCGAGGAGGTGTACGCGCACTGGGCACTGTTCGACATCGCGTGGCTGATCGCCTCGGTCGAGCCGAACCGGATGGCCCGCCTGCACGAGGCGGTCAAGCGTGTGAGGTGGCGCGACACGGCCCTCCTCGCCAAGTGGTGCATCAACGGCCGCAAGGCCGACGACATGTACTTCAGCTACGCACTGCTGAACCTCATCAACGTCTTCAAGGGCAAGATGGGATACGAGGGCGCGGACGAATTCATCCGCATGAAGCAGGCCGAGGCGCTCGAACAGACCGACGAGTACTGGCAGAAGCGCGGCGAGCAGGACGTGCTGTGGACCTACCGCCTGGCCAAGTTCCTCGAGTCGCAGCTGCCGGCGCCGTGCCGCCGCGGCTTCGTCATCGAACAGAGGTCCCTACCCCAAATCGCCAACAGCTGGCTGATAGGCATGTATGTCGACCAGGATGCGTTCAAGAAAGCGGAGGCTCAGATCGAGAGCGACATCGCCGCGGGGTGCCGGGAGCTCGGACTTTCTGAGGCAGTTGTCGGATCTCCAGCTCAGCTTGGCCGCGTTGTCTTTGGCGAGTGGGGATTTCAGCCTATCGCTACGACTCCTACGGGACAGCCTAAGGCCGACGCGGATACGTGGATTGTTCTGGCGTACCAGTTTGGCGACCCGAGACTTAAGACTCTTCTCAAAACTCGGCAAGCACTTACCCTTCGATCCAAATACATCCGCACCGTTTACGATGCTCTCGCTCACACCGGCGACGGGTACATGTACGGGAAGCCCCAGCTGTTCGGGACCACCTCCGGTCGGCTGACGATGACGAGCGAGACCGTCAAGGGCATGAAGGTCTCCATGGCGATGCACCAGATACCGCGCAAGGACAAGATCATCCGCGCGTTCATGTCGCCCCCGCCGGGCTACAAGATCTTCGAGACCGACGCCGCGGCGCAGGAGTCGCGCATCATGGGCATCTGGTCTGGTGACGAGGAGATCACCCGCATCTTCAACGAGGGGATCAACTTCCACTCGAGCATGGCGTGCGAGATCTACCACATCCCGTACGAGACGTTCCAGGCCGAGCTGAAGAGGGAGAATCCGCAGTACATCGAGTTCCGGCAGATGGGCAAGCTGACCAACCTGTCGTGCAACTTCCGCATCGGCGGCAAGAAGCTGGCGATGAAGTCCCTGACGGAGTACGACAGCTACATGACCGAGATGGACGGCCGCAAACTGGTCCGGACCTTCCAGCGCAAGTATCCGATGGTGCCGGCCTACTGGAACGCCATCATCGAGTTCGCTAAGCAGAACGGCTACAGCTACACGCTAGCCCAGCGCAGGTGGAAGGTGCCGACCGAGATGCTGAACTCCGGCGACGCGTGGAAAGTCGAAGGTACGGTCATCAGCCACCCGATCCAGGGCACCGGCGGCGAGATGTTTTTGGCAGCCCTTAGCCAGGTGCCGGAGGCGAGGATGCAGACCAGCCTACACGACGGCATCTTCTGGATGGTGGAGGACTCTCCGTACGGTCAGCAGGAGGCCGACGAGATCCTGCACCGCATGAACAGCACCCCGTACGCCAAGCTGTGGGACATGGCCGAGCTGCCGATCCCGCTGCTGTACGAGGGCACGCGACTCGGGAGCTCGTATGCCGACGTCAAGTGAGGGTCGCCTGCACGTACACCCGCTGAACGACTTGCGAGAGCACGTCGTCGACCCCGACGTCGAATGTTGGTGCAATCCGACGTACGACGAAGAGTACGATCTCGTGATTCACAACTCGCTAGACGGCCGGGAACTGTACGAGACCGGCGAGAGGCTGCCGCAATGAACTGGGACGTCGAGCGGCGAGAGCCGTATACGGTCGTCGGTATCCGCCGGCTGGCGTGCATCAGGTGCGGTGGAGCCGCCGAGGAGCAGTGGCAGATCTGTGCGGACCGGAACCGGTTCAGGCCGATATGTCTGCCGTGCGACGTCGCGCTCAACCGCCTCGTCCTCGAATTCATGAGGCACCCGAACGTCGAAGACGTGATGCAACGGTACACGAAGGAGAAACTGGTTTGATCGCACTATCCTGGTCGCGCCTCTCGGACTACATGCAGTGTCCGAAGAAGTTCCACCTCAAATACATCTCGAAGTCGTTCCCGAAGGAGGACGAGAACAACGTCCACTTTGTGAAGGGCCGGTCCATCCACAAGCAGCTGGAGGACTACGTGATCGCCAAGAACGGGCAGGGCGAGATGCCGTTGGGCTTCACGCCCGAGGTCAAGCAGGCCCTGCCGTACGTGGACAAGCTCTATGCCAAATTCTCCCAGGTCCACCCCGAAGCACAGATCGCCACCGACGTCAACTGGAAGCCGACCGACTGGTTCGCACCCAACACGGCTTGGCGGGCTATTTGGGACGTTGTCGGACTCGCACCTGCTACGTGTTACGTCGGTGACTACAAGTCCGGCAAGGTCTATCCGTACGGTAGTTCATACGGCCAGCTGCACCTATCAGCTGTCATTGCGCTCAATCGATTTCCCGAAGTGCCGGAAGTCAATTCTGCCTACATCTACGTCGAGCACAAGCAGATCATGCCGGTGAAGGTGACGCGCGCCGACCTGCCGCAGGTGCAGGCCCACTTCGAGGCCAAGTTCCAGGAGGTACAGCACGAGACGGCGTGGGAGCCCAAGCAGAACGAGAACTGTAAGTGGTGCCCCGCCACCAAGGGACAGTGCAAGTATTCGAGGAAGCTTTGACGCCCGAGGGCAAGGTAAAGGAGTGGATCAAGCGTTGGCTCGACAAGCACGAGCCGACACACTGGCGCGTCATGCCGCGGGGAGGCCCGTTCGGCAAGGGCGGAACGCCTGACTTCATCCTCTGCTGGAGGGGCATCTTCGTCGCCATCGAGGCCAAGGCCGAGGACGGCACAGTGTCACCGCTGCAGATGAATCAGCTGAGGAACATACAGGCGGCCGGGGGTGTGGCCGCTGTGGTCCGAGGCAAGGACGAGACGCGCATGCGCGCCATCATGTACGAGGTGCACAGAAGATGTCATTCAGTATTGACCAGTACGCCTGGCCAGCTTTCCAGGGCCGAAAGCCCTTCAGCCACCAGCGCAGTACAGTAGCTTTCCTCCTCCGCAACAAGCGGGCGTTCGTGCTCAACGACATGGGCACGGGCAAGACGCTCTCCGCCGTCTGGGCGGCCGACATACTGCTGGAGGCCCAGAAGATCAGGCGCGTGCTCGTGGTCGGACCGCTGTCCACCATGAAGTCGGTGTGGGGCAACGAGCTGTACCTGAACGTGCCCCACCGCAAGTTCGCCATCCTCCACGGCACCAGGCAGCAGCGCCTGGAGCGGCTGCACTCCGGCGCGGAGTTCTTCATCATCAACCACGACGGCATCAAGTCGATCGAGGACGAGCTGATAGCCTTCGGCTTCGACGTGCTGATCATCGACGAGCTGACGGCTTTCAAGTCGCACAGCTCCGACCGGTCCAAGACGATGAAGCGGATCGCGGACACGTGCCGCGCGGTGTGGGGCATGACCGGCGACCTGACGCCGAACTCTCCGCTCGAGGCCTACATGCCGGTCAAGATCGTGAACCCGGCCAGCCACTACCTGCCGAGGTACTTCGGCGTGTACCGCGACGCGTGCATGATACAGGTCAACGAGCAGTACTGGGTGCCGAAGCCCGAGGCCCCTCAGATCGTGTCGATGTGCGTTCAGCCGGCGATCCGCTACACGCGAGAGCAGTGCCTCGACCTGCCCGACACCACCTACCAGGTGCTCGAGATCCCGATGACCGCCGAGCAGCGGAAGTTCTACGACGCGATGAAGAAGCAGGCCCTCATCGATACGGAGAACGGGACGATCACCGCGGCCAACGCGGCGGTCGTGCTGAACAAGCTCCTGCAGATCTCGGCCGGCGCGGTGAAGAACGACGACGGTGGGGTGGTCGAGATCGGCTGCCAGGACCGGATGGAGGCGCTCCTCCAGCTGTACGACGAGACGCCGCAGAAGAAGCTCGTGATATTCGCGACGTACCGTGCTACGATCGACATGCTCGTGCGGGAGTTCACCAAACACAAGATTTCGGTGGCGAAGATCGACGGCGACGTGCCGCAGAACCTACGCGCGTCGCACATCGACCGCTTTCAGCGCGGCGACCTGAGCGTGCTCGTGCTGCAGCCGCAGTCGTCGGCGCACGGCATCACACTGACCGCGTCGTCCACCGTCGTGTGGTTCAGCCTCGTGCCGAGCAACGAGCTCTTCCAGCAAGGCAACGCGCGCATCGTGCGCGCGGGCCAGAACTTGAAGACCTTCATCTATCTGATGGTGGGTAGCAAGGCCGAGAAGCACGTGGCCCGCATCCTGCAGCGCAAGGACAACTTGTCTCGGGAGATTCTGGATCTGTTCCGGGCCGGGGATCTCTAATCAAAACGGTGTACACATACGATCAACCGTGTTATAATAGGTGAACGACGATGAGCAACATCCCTGATTTCGAGGACAGTGATCTCGACCCGGAGTGGGGCGAGGTGGACTTCGACGATACCAGCAAGAGCCCGAAGTTCTTCCCGATGCCGGCGCACGCGGTCGAGGATCCCGAAGTGTTCAAGACGATGCTCGAGAGCAAGGTCGACGGGCTGATCCTGATGTACCGTGAGATCCGTGACCAGCTCGGGACCGACCGCCATGGCTGGAAGGCCCGAGACGAGCTCATGAAGCGGCGCATGCTGCTCATCAGTTCGGAGCTCATGCGCCGTGGCGAGGCGCTCGGCGTGGACTCCTTCCGCACCGACCAGGGTACTGCCTACAAGCACACTAAGGAGAAGTTCAAGATCGAGAACTGGGACGAGGTGCGCGAGTACCTCGACGAGACCCACAACTACCACATCCTGCAGAAGCGCGTGTCGCCCGACGCGGTGCGTGGCATCCGCACGGAGGACGGCTCGCTCCCGAAGGGCGTGGGCGTCTTCGAAGAAGTCGAATTTGCGGTTCGCACGCCGACCGTCCGCAAATTCAAATAGTCGGCTGGAGTAATAGACATGAGCATGGAAGTTCCGGAGTATCTGCGATCGGGCCCCGGCGCCGACGCTGCCAAGAAGGCCCTGGCGGACGCGGCGTCGATGGCCGCCTCGTCCAACAGTGTGCCCCGCATCAGCCTTCGAGGCCGCGAATTCCGCGTCATCGAAAACGGCGAGGAGATCAAGAAGTACCGCGACGAGATGCAGTTCGTCATCGTCGGCGTCGAGCCGGACGCGGGCTTCATGATCAAGACGTTCTACTCCAAGGGTTACCAGTCCGGCGCGAAGGAGCCGCCGTCCTGCAGCTCGGAGGACGGCATCGCGCCCGCGCCGTGGGTGCAGGAGAAGCAGGCTCCGACCTGCCGTCAGTGCCCGAAGAACGTGTTCGGTTCGGCCATCAGCCCGAGCGGCAAGCAGACCAAGGCCTGCCGTGACAGCAAGCGGGCGTGGATCGTGCTGGCCGACGACCCGAGGCCGGTGCACGAGCGCACTCTCTACGGCCTGAACGTGACGGTCGCCTCGCTGAAGGCGTTCTCGGACCACGGCCGCAAGCTGCACGCGGCCGGCGTGGCGCCGTTCATGGCGATCACGCGCGCCAAGATGATGGACGCGGAGTTCCCGCAGCTCGACTTCGAGTTGGCGGGGTGGGTCAGCCAGTCGGACCTGCCGCAAGTGACGAAGCTGAACATGGACAAGCCGTGGAAGATCCAGTTCGCCGGTGCGGGCCTCGCACTGGCAATGAGCGGCGGTGCGGACGCGTCTACGGCGCGGGCCACCCTGCCCACCAGCCTGCCGGGCCAAACGGAGCGAGCGGCGCAAGCTCCAGTGATGCAGGCGCCTGCATCGCAGCCCGTGCAGGACGCGGTGGTCCGCTCGCCCATCCCCGACGTCGGCAACACGGACGTCGACAGCTGGTAACACCGGAGACCGAATGGCGGGGTGCCGAGGCAGGTAGCCCGTCGCTCAGCGTATGAGCAGAATTAGGTCGTAGTTCCGGTCGAGCTGGGCATCTCTCGAAACTGCCCACCAATTCGGAGGAATCGTGAAGAGTTTGCTGCTGACCCTCGGCCACAACAGCTCGGCCGTCCTGATGGACGACAACCGTGTGGCTTGGGGCTACGAGACCGAGCGGATTTCCGGGGCGAAGTCCGACAGCAATTTCCCGGCCCGAGTGCTCGAGCGCCGCCTGTGGTCGAGCGTGGACATGGTCTACGTCACTCACTGGGCGCCGACCGGCCAGCTGATCGACATGTCGCACAAACACTGGCGGCCGGAGTTCTTCGACGGCATACCCGTGCGGTCGCTCTCTCCGTCGTGCTCGCACCACGACACCCACATCGCGGGCGCGATGTGTTACGCCGGCCCGCGCTTCCCCTACGGGCGGAAGACCATCGGCGTGGTGGTCGACGGGTTCGGCATCCTCGGCGAACACTTCAGCGTGTACCAGCTCGAGGCTCACCAGAAGCCGAGGCTCCTGCGCCGCGTGCACGGCTACGGCACCAGCCTCGGGCTGTGGTATCAGTACGCCACCGCCTTCATGGGTATGAAGATGCACGAGGACGAGTACAAGCTGCTCGGCTACGAGGCGCATATCCGGGAGGAGGACGCAGAAGACCTCGACCGCCTGTCCAAGAGCGCCTCGGAGAAGTGGCTCGAGTGGATGGGGCAATCCGTCTACGGGTCCGAGTTCGACCCAGTCTACAACCTCGCCGCGCTCGAGGAGGTCAAGAAGAAGGTGTTCGGCCAGCTTCTGGCCGTGTGCAAGTACTTCGGCCTCGCCGACCCGTCAGCCGACCTCTCGCGCCGCATCCTGTCGTACTACGTGCAGAGGGTGCTCGAGCGCGTGGTGGTCGGCCTGATCGACCTCAGCGCGGGCGACTACACCAACATGATCTGCTCGGGCGGTGTGTTCTACAACGTCAAGCTCAACAAGATCCTTCTCGACCAGGTGGCCGAGCGCGGCGGCCAGATGTGCGTGTACCCTCTGGCGGGCGACCAGGGCTGCGCTCTAGGCCTCTACGCCATCGACCACCCGGCACTGGAGTTTCCGAAGGACCTGAACTGGGGCGTGCGCGAGCTCTACGACGTCGGCGAGGTCAAGGGCCTCATCGTGTTCGAGAACGAGCTCGAGGCCGTCGACTACTCGATCCACCGCCTCCGTACCAAGGGCGTGGTGAACCTCGTGCGGGGCGCGATGGAATTCGGGCCTCGCGCCATGTGCAACACGTCGACCATCGCCTTGCCCAACCGCAAGGTGGTGCGCAAGATCAACACGGCCAACGAGCGGAACACCGTCATGCCGATGGCTCCGGTCATGAGCGAGACGCAGTACACGTCGCTCCTCGAGAAGACCCCGCACGTGTGGCGCTCGCACCGCCACATGATAATGGCGATGGAGATGAAGGAGCACCCGTTGGACAACATGCTGGGCTGCACGCACGAGTACCATCGCCCGACGAAGCACCACACGTGCCGCCCGCAGGTGGTGGGCCCGAGCGACGGAGTCATGACCAAGATGCTGTCGGCCTTCGGGCACCCGCTCATCAACACCTCTTTCAACTATCACGGCATGCCCATCGCGTTCGACATGCCGTCGATCATACAAAACCACAACATGCAGCACCAGCGCGACAACGACTTTCACACAGTGGTGATCCAAAATGTCTAACATCTCAGCAGAGATCGTCGAGCCAGTCCATTCGACGGACCCCGTCTTCGACGCGATCTACGACTTCAACGAGATGGTCGTCGGCGTGGCCGTCGACCTGAAGATCAACGGCCTGACCGACGACCAGCGCAAGTGGATGTCGAAGGCTCTCCGCGAGGAAGCGAAGGAGTTCGACGATGCCGAGGCCGTCATGAGTCATAGCTTCGAAGATTTCGTGGTGGCTCAGGTCGACGCGCTCCTCGACTCCATCTACTTCGCGGTGGGCGGGCTCAAAAAGATGGGTCTCACCCGTGCCCAGGCCTACGAGTGCATGATGGCAGTGCACCGTGCCAACATGAACAAGAAGCGCGGCGGCAAGGCCAGCCGTGGCAACTTCGCGGAGGACGCCGTCCGGACGGAGGAATTCGTGCCGCCCGAAGCCGCCATCAAGCGCATCATCTTCGGAGGCATCTGAATGGCGATCGTACTCGAGGGGCCCGACAACGCCGGCAAGACGACGCTCGCTCAGGCCCTGCAATCCGCCATCCCGTGCCACTACGTGCACGCGGGTGGGCCGCCCGCGAGTTCCCAGGTCGAGCTCGATTGCCTCGCCAAGCAGCAGGCCCTCTTTCTCGAGCCGGACGCGGTGCTGGACCGCGTCACGTGCGTGAGTCAGTCGGTGTACAACCCGTCGGAGAGCATGGATCCCATCCGGCGCCACGCCCGCGCCCACATGGTGCACCAGGGCGTGCTGCTCGTGTTCTGCCGGCCGAGCACGGACCGACTCATGCGGACCAACGACTTCACCTGGCGGGTGGACGAGCCCGACGAGCTGAAGCAGAAAATCGTGCACAACCAACAGACGTTCGTTATGCGGTACGACCACGTCATGGCCGTCACGCCGCACGTGCACTACAACTTCGAAGAGCCGGGCATCGCCACACAGATCGCCGAGATGCTGGTGGACGTGCTGAAGGGGGACCTCGGAGCCTACAACGCACTGCACCGCATGATGCACATGCGAGGGGGAATCGTCGGATGAAGGTCCTCAATTCCGGCCACAACGCCGTCTCGATGCTGGCCATGTACCGCATGGCCCTGTCCGGCGTCGAGATCCACGCCCGAGGCACGACGAGCCGCAACGTGCGCAACCTGTGCATCGTGCTGAACCCGCAGGACTCGTGCCTCACCTCGTTCGACGCCCGCAAGCTGAACCTCGACTACTGCAAGAAAGAGTGGCTGTGGTATCTGCGGGCGGACAAGTACGACGACTCGATCGAGAAGCACGCCAGCATGTGGGCCAAGATCAAGCAGCCGGACGGGTCCTACTACAGCAACTACGGCCAGTACCTCTTCGCCCCCGGGCCGGTCGAGAGCGGCGCCTCGCAGTTCGAGTACTGCGTGCACACGCTGCGGAAGGACCCTGACTCGCGGCGGGCCTCCATTGTTCTGCTCCAGCGGAACCACCTCTTTCCCGACAACGCCGACGTGGTGTGCACGTACGCCATCCACTTCTGCATCGAGCTCGGGCGCCTGCACATGACGGTCCACATGCGGAGCAACGACGTGGTGTTCGGCTTCACCAACGACTCGTTCTGCTTCTGGCAGCTGTACCGCTTCATGTTCGTACTGCTGAAGCTGAAGTACCCCGACCTCAAGTTCGGCACGTACACCCACACGGCCAACTCCATGCACGTGTACGACCGGCACTACGAGATGCTGACCAAGATCGACTCGGCCGGCCTGGCTGGCCACACCGACGTCGACGTGCCGATGCCGACGGCCAACGAGGTCGCCATCCTGATCAGGTCGAGGGGCGAGGACGGCGAAGGAGCGTACAGTGACTGGCTCAAGGCTTGACGTCGATGAGTATTTCCTCCTTATGGCGGAGCTTGTGGCACGACGCTCCACGTGCTCGCGCCGAAGCGTTGGCTGCGTACTCGTCAGCGCTAGCAACCACGTTCTCGCCACCGGATACAACGGCGTTCACAAGGGCGCTGATCACTGCACTGAGGTACCGTGCGCAGGTGCATCGCTCCCGTCCGGCACGGGTCTCGACAAGTGCGAGGCTGTCCACGCGGAGCAGAACGCGATCATTCAGTGCCATGACACCGAGGCTATCCACACGGCTTACGTCACGGCTCGGCCCTGCGTGTTCTGCATGCGGATGCTCGCGAACACGAGTGTTCGACGAATCGTCTACCTAGAGGAGTACCCCCATGTCGAGACAGAACGGATCGCCCGAGTCCGAGAAATCGAGCTCGCCCACCGCCCTCGGACCGGTGGCCCAGACGTTCCAGCACTGTGTGGACCAGTACGGGCTGATCGGGACGGCGCAGTGCAAATTGGTGTGGTACCACGCGAGTCTCCAGATGTACAACCTGATGGTCGACGTGCTGCGGACGAACCCTGAGGTCATCGCGGCCGTCACGGCCGCGGTCAAGCACGACATCGACAAGTACTTCGAGGACCAGTAAGTCCGCCACTGATCAAATACGTTTACAAGGGGCGCCGGGACGGCGTACAATAGACATATGGACGAGATCCGACTATTCCGGAAGAACCAGCTGGGCATCGGGACCTGGCGCATCTGGGCCGAGGACGTGCGGCCCGACCAGGCTCACCTCTGCTACGCGCACGCCGTCACCGAGGGCGGGACCGAGGTACCGCACCGTGACACGATCGTCATGAACGGGTCGGGGCGGAACATCGAGGAGCAGCTCAGGCTCGAGCGGGACTCGCGCGTGCGCCGCATGATGGATAAGGGGTATAAGCCCACCCGCGACGAAGCCCTGCTCGGCGCCACCAACCAGCTCGGGCTGCTGAACCCGATGCTGGCCCAGACCATCGAGAAGGTGGCGTCGTTCGAGTTCGAGGGCGTCTTCGTGCAGCCAAAGCTGGACGGTCACCGCTGCATGATCACCAACCAGGGCGGTAACATCTTCGCGTACACGCGCAAGGGCCGGCCCATCGAGACGATCCCCCACGTGCTGAACCAGTTCGGCTGGCTGCTCGAGGGCAAGACCGTGGACGGCGAACTGTACATCCACGGCGAGAAGCTGCAGACCATCAGCAGCCTCATCAAGCGGGCCCAGCCGAGGAGCTCCGAACTGCGCTTTCACTGGTACGACTGGATCTCGCCGCGCCCGTTCATCGCGAGGTGGGCCGAGATGAAGCAGGCCTATGCCACGAAGAAACCGGAATTCGTGGACCTCGTGCCGACGGTCGAGGTGTACAGTATGGAGGACGTGTACAGCCACTTCAAGGTGCACCGCGCATCGGGCTACGAGGGTACCATGGTGCGGAGGTCGGTCGCGGGCTACGAGGCCAATTACCGCTCGCCCCAACTGTTGAAGGTCAAGGAGCGGCACGACTGCGAGGTCACCGTACTCGGCGGCAGGCCGTCGCGCGAGGGCTGGGCCATCCTGCAGGTGCGGATGGACAGTGGTAAGACGTTCGACGTGAGCGCGCCGGGGTCGGTCATCGAGAAGACGAAGGTCCTCGCCGAGATTCCGAAGTACGTCGGGCGGCGCCTGACGATCGAGTACGCCCACCTGACCAACGACGGCATCCCGTTCCACGCCGTCGCGCTCCGGTGGAGGGAGGATCTGTGAGCCCCATCGAGCACTCATCGAACAACATCGTCATGAAGGCGCCGGAGGACATGCCCGACTGCATCGACCTTCTAGCCACCCGGTTGGAGGTCGACGGCTACCACGTCATCCAATCGTACTGGCAACCGTCCGAGCACGAGCTCAAACTGCTCGCGGCCGGCAAGCCGGTCATGCTGAGCATCTTCGGTCGCTCGATGTCCCCTGTCTGGATCACCGTTCCCGAATAGCCCCGGGGAGAGGGTAGGATCAAAATTTGTAACACCGCGTAACACAATGACCTACGAATCCGACGAGATGGTCGGGCGCGCGTTCGGCCGCCTCACCGCGGTGGCTCGCGTCGGGAGCGACAAGTGGAAATCTGCCCTGTGGCTGTGCAGGTGCAGGTGCGGAAGAGAGACCACAGCCTCCGCGAGCAAGTTGGTTCGGGGCGAGCGGAAGTCGTGCGGGTGTCTAAAACTCGAATCAATCGCGTACATCAACGCAGACCGAAGGGGGTCGACATGAAAGCGTACGTACTGGGGTTCGCCTTCGACGACGTGGGCCGGGTGGTGCTCATGCGCAAGAACCGTCCCGACTGGCAGAAGGGCCGTTGGAACGGCGTGGGTGGGCTCATCGAGGGCGGTGAGACACCGCAGGTGGCCATGGCCCGCGAGTTCAAGGAGGAGACCGGCGTAGACGTGCACCCGGCCCACTGGACGAAGATCGGCAACATGGTCGGCACCGTGGGATGGTTCGTGCACGTGTATACCACGAAGGGCGTTGCCGTGCGGGACTGCCACACGTGCACCGACGAAGAGGTGAGCCACTTCGTGCCCTGGAAGCTCCCGGAAGGCATGATTCCGAACCTGCCGGCGATGATCAGCATCGCGCAGATCGCCGAGGGCGACGAGCGGCCAGAGTTCGTGTTCAGTTACCGTTGATCAAACTGGTGTACTTCCGAGCTCGGACGTGTTATAGTAGCTACAAATGACTAAAGCGCGCACCTCCGACCGTGACGGGGCAGCGGTACTCCGGGCGCCCCGCGCGCCTCTTGATACAAGGCGCCCGGAGCCCCAACAGATCTGTAAGGACCTCGACGGAGACTGCGACGAGGTCGCCGACAAAGTCAAGTGCTGGCTGTACATGCCGTGCCGCGGTATGTGCCCGTACCTGCGAAGCCGCTGATGGACAGCTACATAAAAGCGTACGTGCGAGTGCACGTGCACATCGACGCCGGCGCCAGGGTCTGGTGCAAGGGCGAGCAGCTCAAGGTCCACACCTCCGGGGACGGCACTCTCAAGGTGGTGCTGCCGATCTCGAAGATCCTCTTCAGCTTCGACGACCTGAAGCGCATGGGAGCCCGGTGCGATGTCCAGACGCTCAAAACACTCGCGATGGCCGGCGCCGACGCGCGATGGTCTGACGAGCAGGTGGCGCGGCGCGAGAACGGACTTCCGAAGAACGTCTATGTCGCGAATGCACGGACCATCCAGCTGGCCATCGCGGCCGGCAAACCTGCCCCGCCCGCGCGCTTCCTGGCGCGCAAGCGAGACCGCATGACGGACGTGTACGCCACCGCCGACGAGGCCGTTCTGGCCATGCACGAGGAGCGGTGGCGCACGAAGTTCAGCAAGGGACAGTTCGCCAAGACGGGCTACGTGGAGAAAAAGCGATGAGGATCCCCCGAGCGGTCGCGCACCCGGTCAGGAGCGCGAAGCTACTGTTCAGGCACCTGTACGTGGCGTGGAACTACGCCATGGACCTGCAGCACTTCCGCGCCCTCAGGCAGCAGAACATGCTGACCGAGCGCGAGCGCAGGTGCTGGGTCGGCCGGCTCGAGACGTGGGAGACCTCGCTCGAGGCCGTCCGCTTCGAGTGGAGGCACCTGTGACGGAGTACCTCGTCCTGCACAAACTCGGCAACATGTCGGGTATCTCGGTCGAGCCGGCCGGCGGCACGTACGAGCACCCCACGGAGTGCTGGGCCCTCGACACCGGCAAGAAGGTGATGTACGCGCGGCGCCGCATCGTGGGCGACCTCGCGACGTTCCACCTCGGCGGCACGTTCGAGTCCAGGGCCCGGTACGTGATGCCGTACGACGAGCTGTACGCGGTGCTCACGGAGCGCATGGGGCCCTGCGACCGCGTCAAGTACCTTCTGGTCAGGGAGCGCGCGGCACAGACGCCGTACGTCGGCCTCCGGTCGAGGGGCGAGTTCGCCAGCCGGTCCGCGGACCTGCTACTGTTCACGGTCGGCAAGGCCCTGAAGTTCCTGACGATCGTGCTGCTCTTCCCCTTCCTGATCATGTGGTTCAACAAGAGGACGCGCCGTTGAACGACCTCGATCGAAACGTTGTACATCCGGGGCAGGGGCGGTGTACAATATGAACTGCAAATCGCTAATGAGGCGTCGCCCACAGCCGCTTTAGCGATCCTCCAGCAAGTGGGCATTTTCCAGGAGAAAGAAATGACCGAAGCAACCCAAACCGCCGACGCCGCGGGCGAGGCCCGCAAGCGCGCGGCCGCATCGAACTTCCTCGCCATCGTGCGCGGCCGCCTGCCGCTGATCTTCGTGCACGCCATCCGCTTCGACGAGGTGGTTTCGAAGATGGGCAACAAGGACGCCGCCGCCAAGTTCGGCACGTCCGTCGGCAAGGTGTTCGACATCCGCAAGGGCCGCAACTTCTCGTACGTCGACCAGGGCTTCAAGCCGAACGCCGACGACGTGGCCCAGGCCAAGTCGTGGGCCGAGCAGGTCGGCGCGCAGAACGCCAAGGGGCTGACTGCCAGCGGCGACAAGGACCTGATGCTGAAGATCGTGGGCGAGTACGAGGCGCGCGGCCTCGGGACCGGTGCACAGCGCCCGGCCCGCACGCCCGGCGAGAAACAGCCCGCAGCGGCGGCCGCGGGTGCCGGTGGTGAACAGACGCAGGCGGCGGGTGCCAACACCGCCGACGCGCTCCTGAGCTGAACACGCAGGCAGCAAGAGTAGCCTCCCACTCTTTGTTCGGGGCCGGTCCGTACGGACACCATCCGGGCGCTAAACGAAGGCCGTTGACGAGACGTAAACTCGCCTAGACCTGGGCATGTCGACAAAACTGCCCACTTATCTGTTTCGGCCGGAGAGGGGGAGGCGATGGCCCCCGTAAAGGTAAATCGAGGTGTTGCTGCGGCTTGCTGCATTTGTCGCACCGAACAGGCGCTCGGGCCGAAACAGATAAGTTGCAAGGCCAGTTAAGGTCGCGTTCGTTCCATGTCGCGGCAGTGACGCAGGCCCCAATCGGCGGCAGATCGTGATGAGAGTTGTCCCGGGCGCATCTCCAATGTGCCGCCAGCCCGGACGGACGTTTGTAGTTGGCTTCAGGCATCAAGTCTCGACAAAGCGGCAATTCGGCGGAATTAATGCCGTGAAAACGAGAGCCCCCGCCGGGGAAGCATAGGGCGATTTGAGGACGAGCCGGGTTTACTGGTCAACTCTTAAAGTTCCGAAGAGGGCGGCAGCCCCTGGCGCCTGAGGTTAACTACAAGGGTCCGGAGCGACGGCCGACCGCGGGATGTGAAGCCCTCGCGGAGAGCCGCCGGGCTCTTGACGAGTTCTGTGGGCCGCTCTAGCTCAGAAAGCTCAGCCGAATTCTAGACAAGGCCGAGTGCGGTAGAGCCCCGGGCTAATAACCCGGTACGTGCGGAGAGATGGGCCTCCTCCGGAGCGGCCCACAGAGCTTATCGGAGGTCTGTCATGATCAGTCGCAGAGGCCTGCTGGCCGGGTTCGCCGCGAGCGCGGCTGGCGTTCTGGTGCCGCAAGCGCCGGCCATCGTGCGCAGCACATCGCTCATGCCGGTGCGGCCGCTCGAGGACTTTCTCGTGTACTCCGTCAGCTACCGACATGTTGGAGTGTTCGGAGACACGTTCGTCGCCCGGGCCTGGTGGCATGCGGCCACCAAACGGTGGTACCAGCCCGTCGCCGAACACGAGTACGACCGTGACAGACCCAGCGGGATGTGGATGCGCCGGAACGGCACGTACTTCGCCAGTGACGTCGACGGCTCCGGCGATGGCTGGGAACAGCGCCGCGTCGAAGTGCCGGTGCTTCGCACCATGGAGCTCTGTGAAGTGAAATTCGGGTCCAGAGGATCCATCGAGATGGTGACAAAGGAGATAGATTTGTGAGAGATCTGATGCTGGACCTGGAGACGATGGGCGTCCGCCCGACGTCGGCCATCGTGTCGATCGGGGCCGTCATGTTCGACGAGAACGGCCTCGGCTCGGAGTTTTACACCCCGGTCAGTCTGCAGTCGTGCGTGCGCTTCGGGCTCACCACCGACGCGGACACCGTGAAGTGGTGGGAGACGCAGCCGGAGCTCGTGCGCAACGCGTGGGCGGACGAGCACGCTCCCCTCATGGACGTCGCGCTCAAGGCCTTCAACGACTGGTGCGTCAAGAACGGCGTGCAGCGGGTCTGGGGCAACGGCGCCGACTTCGACCCGCCGATCATCGTCAACGCCTTTCGCGCTCTCGACGCCGAGGCGCCGTGGCCGTGGCACGGGCACCGCTGCTACCGCACGGTGAGGAACATGTTCGACGACCCGCAGACGCCGCGGACAGGCACGCTCCACCACGCCCTGGACGATGCCAAGTACCAGGCACAGAACCTGCTGGCCATCATGTCGATGAACCGGCTGCACCTCGGCTAAGGAGTCCGTATGGCAAAGTTCGCGATGTACCTGGTGAACCTCGGAGAGGGCACTGTCCACGGCTGCAACGACACGGAGCGCATCGGAGCCGTCATCGAGGCGGACGAGGACTACGATTCCGACAACTTCCTGATCATCCACGCCACCAACGGCCAGGTACAGCAGTGGCACCTGCCCGCCAACGAGATCGCCGAATTGCCGGACCCCGACGAGGCCGCCGACTCCGAATAGCCCGCCGAGAACGAGGACGATGATTGATTTGATCGAAACGGTGTACAGGGAGCACCGGGACGGCGTACAATAGTCGACATGCACATACAGCTAAAGCACGCGGTCAACGTGCGCAGCTCCACGGGGCGGCTCCACATCGTCCTGCGGGGCAAGCAGGTCAACTACTCCCGCAAGCGGCTGGACGAGCACCACGTCGAGCACAGATTCAGCGTGGCGCTCCCGAACGGGCAGTTCCTCGAGCACAAGCAGGTGAGCGTGAAGGGCGCGGTGCCGTCGTGGCTGTGATCCGGAGCGACTATCTGCGGAACGCGATGGCCGCGCCGGCCGCCAACCACCTGGCTGTGTTCGGCCTCCAGTCGATACTCCGGTTCCACTGGCGGCGGATGGAGGATGACCTCGCTGCACTGGAGCACGCGGGGCACAGGTTCACTGTCCGACCGATGGCCCGCCTGGTGTTCGCCGAGGGTGGGATGCTGTGGTTCGCCGTGGCGAGCCACGTGAGGGACATCTACAAGTTCCAGGGCATCGAACTTGCCGATTTCTGGATAGACGTGTCCGTGCCTTACCCTGTGCACGGTCCGCTAAAGTCGGTTCTACAGGGTCGAATCCGTCATCAGATATGAGCGAGGAAACCATGAGCAATCCGTTCGCGGCGTACGTGGGAAATTACTGGCCGAGGCGCCTGGAGTCGGACTACGACCACGACCGCCGTCAGCGGCAGAAGCTGTTCAACCACGTGGTCACGCGCGGAGGGGCCGACCGCCTCGACCCCGCGCTCTTCGTCCACCGCTACGGCAGCAGCCCCGCGCTCTACCCGAAGCCCAACGGCGGCAAGCGCACGCTCCCGTCCGTGTACGTGCAATTGCGGGCCGGTACGTGGCTCAACGCCGTCGGCGAGTACCTCGACGTGGTGGGGATGAACCCTGGCCACATCGAAAACTGCTGCAAGCTCCTGAACGAGTCGCACGGCAACGTGGTGGCCAAGTGCACCGAGCTGCTCGGCCGGATGGCCAACCACTTCGCGAACCAACCCGACATCGTCGAGCGATTGGAGGCCGTCTGCCGCCGGATGCAGGAGGTGGACGTGTCGGAGATGTACCCGATCATGGAGGACCTCCGCGCCGAGCTGCACGACCGGCCGGCGTCGCCGAGGACGACGGTGGACCCGGAGAACCTCCGGGACACGCTCGATCTCTGGAACGACGACGAACCGTACTAAAGTAGCACACTGGAGGCGCTCTCCGGGACGATACGGGGTATATCCGGGACTCCCGGACGCCGTTCTAGTAGTTATACATAGGAGCCGGCTCCCGGACGACGAACATGTACAAGGTGTTTTGTGACATTTGTGGAACAGAGATTACCGGCTACAGCCGCATGACCCGTTCTGGCAACGGTCGGTTGATGGTCGAGAGGCAGGCGGCGCACGGGTCCGGCCACAACTACTTCCGGTTCGAGGTGATGGTCGGTACGGACGGAGTCGCCAACCAGGGCGACTTCTGCAAATACTGCATCATCGATTCGATCAACTGCGCCGACGACCGTGCTAGGGCAGCATGAGCAAGCTCGTGAACCTCTTCGAACCATTCACGCCGGTGCAGGAGATTTCGACCGGCACGGTGTTCCTCGGAGCGGCCAACCGCCCGTGGCAAGAGCCGCCGAACTTCGACCCGCAGAGCCAGCCCGACCCTGTGGCCGGCGACCTGTGCTGGTACTTCCTGAAGGACAGCGACTCTCCGTGGCCGCGCCTCGCGCACCGCCCGGTGAGGGTGTACGACGTCAGGCCGGATTGGGTACTGGAGGCGTACGAGGGCAACACCCCGGACGCAACGAAGATGGCCACGTTCAAGCGGCTCTACCGGAGGGTTACGTCATGAGCCCGTACCAGCTCTGTCAGGAGCTCGCCGTTCAGCACGAGCCCAAACTGTGGCGACTGATCACGGCCTGCGCACTGCTCAACAAGACGAGCGGCAATCAGGTCCGCCCGATGATCGAGCGGTTCTGGGAGCTGTGCGGCGAGCCGGCGAAGTGCATCCACAACGTGCGCACCGCGGAGGTAGCGACCCTGCTACAGCCTCTTGGCCTGTACACGCGACGGGCATCGCTCCTCGCGCGGATGGCGGACGACTACCTGTCCGGAATACCACTCGAGCGCACCGCCGGCGTGGGCAAGTACGCCCTCGACTCGGTGAAGGTCTTTATCGAGGGTCACTCCGACGTGGTCACCGACGACCCGTGGATCAGCAAGTATTTGGAGTGGCGCAGGTCGCCGGAGTGCACGGAGTGAACACATTCTTCGTCAAGATCAAGGGCCGCAAGGAGTACGTCCGTGACGACGAGGTCCGCCACGACTGGGAAGCCGGCGTGGAGTTCAAGTCGCACCTCACCGACGAGCCGGTCACAGTGAAGGACGAGCTGCGCATGCGCATGGCCGGCTTCACGGAGCTGTGGATCGTGTGGTGGGACGGCGAGCGGGTCCGCCACGTCAAGAAGGAACTGAAATGAGCGATCCCGCGATCGACTGGGAACCTCTCCAGAAGTATAAGAAGGACACGGTCGAGTGTCACTGCGGCACCGTCTACATGTCCCACAGCAAGGGCGTGATCCACGAAAAACAGTTCGCGGTCTACACGCAAGAGCCCTGCCCCAAGTGCGGCAGTTACATCAACCCACGACGGGTCTCCAGCCTCGTAGAGCCATGGGACATTCCAGCAAAGAGATGAGCACCTACGGCGACGACTTCGTGTCGTCCATGAAGCACGCGGCCAACGAGCGCCACGCCCGAGCCATCTACGGCCGCCTCATGATGAGGATCTGGTCAGTGGCCCACATCGGGTGGCCCAAACTCCTGTCGTCGTGGAACGACGACGTCGAGCGGGTCGAGCGCGTGGCGAAGGAGCGGGGATTCGACCTGTCCAGGTGACCGATGCCGCATCCCGATCCGAAGTGTGCGGGGTGCGGCCGGCGCCCCAGCACGTGCACCTGTCTCGGCGGGCCGTCGTACAGCATATCCGGCTACGTGTGGACCTGCCGGAGTGACCCTCGCATCAGGGCCTGGGTCGCGACCGATCCCCCGGGCCTCCGACAGCGGGTTAGATTATCCGCGATCAAACTGTTGTACAAGGAGAGCATGGGCGGCGTAAGATACTACTATCGCGATAACACTTGATCGGAGGTAACCGCGATGAAAGTAGCCAACCGGACCGTCGTGATCCCACCCCAACTGGACGGCGACGGAAGGGCCGCCGTGCCCGTCACCCTCGAACGGGAGTGCGTGCTCTACGGCACGCGCCCCGTGCCCAACCTGCGGTACGGGCACGTGAGAAACTGCATCGAGCGCTTCGTCGAGACGCGCCGCTCAGTCCACAGTCAACTCGGCGGCATGCTGTGGATCGTGCTGTGGTTCTGCCAGCTCAACAAGCTGCGCTACACCATGATGGCGGACCCGAACCACGGGTACGTCGTGGAGCTGCTGCCGTGAGGGCCCGCCGCAAGTCGGCTCCCGTCACGGCGGAGCGCCCCTTCGAGACCGACTACGCCGGAGCCTGGCACGGCCGGTGCAAGTCGCGCGAGTCCGCCGTGAACGCGGCATCCAAGCACATCCAGAGCGACGGCTACGCGAAGTGCACGGTCACCGACCTGCGCACGAACTACATCGTCGCCGAGGTGTTCCGCGAAGGTCAGTACGGGTTCCGCGTCAAGTTGTACGGGACGCCGCTCATGCCAGTCCGCCGCCCGAACCTGCGGAGAGTCAAGTGAGAGCCGCTCTCATCGTCGCCCTCCTCCTGGCCGCCTGCGGCGGAGGAGATCCCTGCGCCGACGGGTACGAGTGGGCCGAGTCGCTCGGGCAGTGCGTGCGCTGCCCGCCCGGGTTTCACTGGAACGATCGCGCTGGCAAGTGCCAGGGAGGTGCGGTGTCATGAGCTTCTTCTGGGTCCAATTCTCCGGACCGTCCGACGTCGCGTCCAGAATCCACGACGGCTGCACCGTCCGGGCCAAGGACAAGGACGAAGCCGTGGTGGTCGCCACGCAGGAGACCGGCAAAGTCGTCGTGAGGGCCGACTTTCTGCCGTACCCGGCGCACCCCTACATCAGGAGCGACGGCCACCCGACGTTCTGCCACGACCCGGAGCGGTGCCGCGGCCGGACCAGTTGCCCGAAGTCGTACGCCTGCTCGGAGTAGCGAAGTGAAAGTCATCGAGGCCATCCAGAACATCGCCGCCGTCAAGGGCGTGCGCTACGCCCGCAACTGTGCGGTCGTGGCGAGCGCCCTCGACCTCATCCTCCAGATGGAGACGGCCCTCAGACAGGGGCAGAAGCTCGAGCCGGACACGCCCGCCGAGACGAACCTCATCCTGTCCCGTAACATGACGACGGTCAACCTTCTGAAGGCGCTCGGCGTCGACCTCGCCGACGTGAACACGATCATACAGATCGCCGAGGCTGACGGCTCGGAGGTCAACCGGGCCATGTCGGAGGACGGCCTCGTCGGCCTCGGCCGCGTGCTGACCAAGTGGTCGCGCGAGATGAACCGCCCTGAGACCGAGGTCCAGCCCGACCTCATGGGGTTCAGCGCCGAGGGCCGGGTCATGCGCCTCGTCCGCCGCGGAGTGCTCCTCAAGATGCACGACGTGGTCAGCACGGCGGACGGTACTCGAGAGGTGGTGGGCGGTTCCCCCGGGACAGACTCCGTCCTGCTGTACCGACCGGGCGGCGTGACCACCGAGCATCGCACATCGCACATCGAGGCCCAGTGGCTCGAGGTGCAACCCGACAACAACCCGTCTTTCTGACAAGGAGCTTCACATGGGAACCGACATTCACGCAGTATTTCAGGCCCGCACGCCGACCGGGTGGAAGGACGTGCCCTCCAAGTACCGAGAGGAGCGGCACTACCAGCTCTTCGCGGTGTTGGCCGACGTGCGCAACGGCCGCGGCTTCGCCGGCATCCCGACGGGCGAGGTTGTGACCCCGATCGCCGAGCCGAGGGGGCTCCCCGACGACTTCGAGATGTCGGCCGACTGCCACCCCGTGGCGACGCTCGAGTTGCTCGGCCGCCGAGCCGAGTGGCACGAGCCGAACGAGCCTCTCGAGGTATGGATGGGCGACCACTCGTACAGCTGGCTCACGGCCGACGAGATTCTCGCATGGTCACCGCCCCGGGTGCTGAAGACAGGTATCATCGACCGCAAGGACTACGAGACGTGGGACCACAAGACGCCGCCGTCCAGTTACTGCGGTGGGATCAGCGGACCCAACGTCGTCGTAGTCAGGGACAACAAGCGAGAGCTCGAGACCAATCCGAAGTGGACGCACGTCCGCGTCGAGTGGGAGGCTGACCTCAGGGAAGAGCTTTCGTACTTCATCGAAGAGATAGCGAGGCTGCGGGCCGAGCACGGCGACGTGCGGATGGTCTTCGGGTTCGACAGCTGACGTGGCCGACGACTGGTACAAGCCCGTGGCGTGCGTGGCAGCCGGAGTTGCCGCCGGCGCGCTCGCGTGGCTGCTCGGGGCGGACGCCGTTACGTCCGTCGTGCTGGGAACGGTCGTCTTCGCGGGCTTTGCAATATTTTCCTCCTAAAAGGAGTAACAAAGTTACACCTCGTCACGGATCCTATTCGGAATCAGGTGGCAGGGGTGGCCAGGGGGCAGTACAATATCGTTACGATCAACTCGGAGTTAGCACATGACGGGGACACCTGAACTGACGGGACTGGCCAAACTGGAGCAGATGGAGGCTCCGGAGCGGGTCCGGAAGGCCGCGATCAAGTCGGCCGAGGCGATGGCCGCGGCGCTCGACCTGGGCAACCGGGTCGCCGAGATGGAGGCGAGGTTCGAAAAGTTCGTCCTGGAGGAGCACCTGCCGCTACTCGACCGCCTCGACGCCATCGAGCGGCGCCTGATGGCCCGCAACAAGTCCAGCTCCACCAAGCGGGACATGACGGACGACGACGCCAAGGAGGTGCTGATCGGCGCCTACAAGGACATGTCGCACAAGACGGCCGAGGGCGCGTCGAACCTCACCTACGCGCAGGTCTACTCGTGTCGGCTGGAGTACACCTTCAAGCACGTACACAAGGAACTGAGACAGGCCGGCTGGAAGAACCCGTGGGCTAAGAAATAGATAGTCCTCGATCAAATGTGTGTACATCCGCGTCCGGGAGCAGTACAATAGCTCTAGGCGCGCGGATGTCGCGCGTCGCACATCGGAGTGCGAACCAATGAAAGTCTTCATCCCCCATCCGGACGTTCCACAGTGGAACGCTCACAGCATCCACGTGATGCGGATGCTCGGCCTCCGACCGGGCGGGCACCTCCCCGCCGAGGGCATGCCCGTCCGGGTGATCCAGGGCATCAAGGTCTGGGTGACTCCGTACGTGGCGCGCACGTACGTCGAGCCCTGGTCTGGCATGGCGAGGCGCGTGAAATCGTCCAAGCACCGCGTAATGGCCGAGTGCCCGCACTGCGGCAAGCACCTGTCCGCGGGGCGCCTGCACCAGCACAAGTGCAAGACGCCGGGAGAGCGCACGTGAAGTGCGCGAAGTGCGGCGCGAAGCGGTGGGCGCCGTGCCTGGGAGTCCGCGGAAAGCCGAGGTCGTCGGTCCACATCGAGCGGTGGTCGAGGCTCCTGAATCGGAGACAGAAATGAAGAACTACACTGTGGTCCTCCTCGTGCCAGAGTACATGTGCGTCGAGGCGGCGTACGGTCAGGAGATCTACGTCTCGCTCACCCGAGGCGACAGCACCGTCGAGGCGATAGACCGTGCCAAGGACGAGGCGTACGCGGCCCACATGAGCGACCGTCCCGAGGTAATGCCCGAGAGCCCCAAGGATTACAAGCTTTGCGTGATGTTCGAGGGCCACCACGACGTCGCGCTCTTCGGATGGCAGGCCCACTGACATGATCGGAGCGGTGAAATGATGTACTTCATGTTCTTCTCGGGCATGACCGCCGGCATGATGCTTGGCGCGGCGATTACCATGTGGTGCTATAGGCAACGCAAATGACCAAAGTCGTCCCCACCCCCGACGAGTACTTCCGGGCCCACCCGCTCAAGACCTGCGAGCGGTGCGAGGTCGAGAAGCCCAACAACTTCGAGAACTTCCCGAAGCGGCTGTACAAGACCCGCTTCTGGTTCATCACGGCCAACGTGTGCTTCGCGTGCCGCACCGCCAAGTCGGCGGCGACCCGCAGCATGAACCGCAAGGCCGGCCTCCCCGACGCCGACCTGGCGATAACGGCCATCGCCGACGCGGTGGCGTCCCGACCCATCTCCCCCGACGAGTGGGAACAGAACCTCTGAGAGGAACGCAGTGAACAGATTTATCCTCGTGACCGTCAAGGTCAAGCTCCCGGTCACCGACCTCGCGAACTGGGACGACCCGGACTCCGGCCCCGCGACCGACGTGCGGACCGCGGCCCTCTACCAGCAGAAGTGGTACGAGGACGGCAGTGTCGACCTGATCGAGACGATTGCCATGGCCGACAAGGAGAACATCGAGGTCTCCTGCCACGGCTTCGACCTGCCGGTCGTGCCCGAAGTGCCGACCCCGGCCCAGCGCGCGATGCTCGCGGCCAACGCTCCGGGCAAAGCGCCAGGCCGCCCGGTCGACGGCCTCGGTCCGGCCATACCCGCCGAGCCGCCGGGAGCAGTGCCGGCCCCTCCGCCCGAGGCGGACGGCTCCCCCGGGAGGCAGCCGTGAACGAGCTGAACGTCAGAGCGTTCGCCAAGTGCGACGGCACGGACGAGACCGCCGCGCTGAAGCGCGCGATCGACGTGGCCAGGTACCACAAAGTCGAGCTCCTCGTGCCGGCCAACACGGCCGTGCACTACTCCGAGGTCCTGACCCTCGACGGGGTGTCCGTCCGGGGCTTCGACGACACCTCGCAGCTCATCGCCCTCAACGAGGCCAAAGCCGCGATCGTCGTGCGCGGCAAGGGGCCGTCTCTGCGGAACCTCAGGCTCGGCATGGTGCCGAACCCGACCGCCCGCAAGGCGCCCTTCGAGTTCAGCCGCGTGGCGGTGCTGTGGGCCCAGGACTGGCACCTGGCCGACCTGCTCATCGAGCGGGCCGCCGGCTGCGGCATCATCTCGTCCCGCGGCAGCTGCAACGGGTGGATCGAGAGCGTGACCGTGCGCGGCACCCTCGCCGACGCGGTCCACATGACGGACGGCACGTCTCACGTGACCGTCTTCGACTGCGACGCCGAGGGCTGCGGCGACGACGGGATCGCCGTGGTCAGCAAGCGGGAACAGGCCGCGATCTGCTCCAACATCCGCGCCTACCACAACCGCGTGCGCAACAGCCGGGGCGGCCGGGGGCTCACCGTGGTGGGCGGTCAGGACGTGGCCTACACCGACAACTTCGTCGAGAACGTCCTCTCCGGCGCCGGCATCCTGGTGGCGCAGGAGGACGCGTACACGACCCGCGGCTGCAAGAACGTCACGGTAGCCAACAACACGGTCCGCAACTGCGGGAACGTGGCGAACGGGCACACCATGGTCATGGTCCACTCGTCTGGTACGGAGCCGAACGAGGGCGTGCTCGTGTCGCGCAACCTCGCCGAGCAGACCACGACCGACGGATGGGCGACGCCCACGCCCTACGGCTACCGCGCGACGGGACCGGGGTCGAACATCGAGCTCAGCGGAAACGTCTACGTCGGGCCGCCCGACCGGGCGCGCGGGAACGTCTCCTCGGCGCTCTGGACGCCGTACACCGGCGGCCCGGTCGGGGTGATGTCGTGAGCGGAGTCTCCGGGAGCCGGCACCTTGGTATACTTACGGGAGAGCGCTCCGGGAGTCCCGGAACCGCCCCGTATCGTCCCGGAGAGCGCTAGTTGCGTTCAACTAACGTTCGTACGAACTAGGAGGACAGTGTGTTCGAGATGCCGTTTCAGTGCGTACGGATCATGTGGTTCAGCCACCCTCAGTCCGGACAGGTCCGGTACCCCGTCTACGGAGTACCGGAGGCCGCGGCCCGCGACGTGATCGCAGTCATGAAGACTTACGACTTCAAGTTCGAGCCGGAGGCGTCGTCGAGCCTCGCGCACTGCGGAAAGGGGAGACTGTGATGCCGATCACACAGGGAACGGGTCACATGTTCGCCTACGGCGACACGGTGGTCCACTTGACTGACGGTGGCAAGTACGTCGTCACGGGCACGCCGCCGCTCGTGAAACTGAAGAGCCCCACGACCGGGCTGTGGCACAACGCCTACCAGTACGTCCCGTGCGACGGCCGCCCCGCGACGACGTACGTCCGCGAAGCGATCGCGTTCGAGGCCAAATTCGGGAGGATACCTCAATGACCATCGACGAGCTCATATCCGTCCTCTACCGGGCGGGCGAGCAGTTCGGGACCGGCGCCGAGGTGGTGCTGTGGGACCTGGACAGCTCGGGATACTTCGTGCTGCGGCCCGAGCACGTGGAGGGCCAGACCGGCCCGGACGGCGTGTCCCGCGTGTCGATCGGCCTCAACGCCTGGACCGACGAGTCGGCCGGGCAGCCACTGGCGAGGCCGACGTGGCGGCCGTGACGATTCCCCGCTGCTGGGTGTGCGGCAAGGAGCTCGGCCCGGCCTACGGCAGGTTCGACGCCCGCGGCCGGCTGCGCCGCTTCACCTACTCCCTCGTGACCGACGCGACTGGCATCGCGCACCGCACGCACCACAGGTGCGCCCCGGACGGCGACGGCCGCGTGACCGGCCGGGGATTGGCCGACTGCCTTCTGGGGGACCGACTGTGACGCTCCCGCGCCTGACGGGCGAGGCTCCGGTGAACCACCGCCGCCTCAGCCGAACCAAGCCGCACATCTGGCGGCAGTACGACGCGCACCCTCCGGTCGGAGAGCCGGGCTGGACGTGGATGGCGGCGTACGGAGCGCACCGCGCGTCGGCCCCGACCCCGGCGGCCGCGTACAAGATCGTGACCTTCCTGCAGAAGATGCACGAACAGGCGATGGACCGCGCCTTCGGGCGCCGCCGCGGCCTGCGCTCGTACTCCGACCCGGGCCTCTGGCAGACGTGACGTACGCCTACATCGCGCAGGAGGGCTGGCTCAACCGGCTCCCAGCCGAGCCGGGCAGCACGTGGGTCTCGCTCCCGGAGGCCGCGCTCCCGCAGGTGCTCAGATCGACGCGGCGGTCAGTCGCGTGGCTCAACGCGGGCGACGGCCGGTGGTCCGGTCCGTTCGTCGAGGCCGACGACCGCGACCCGCCGGACGCCCTCGAGCGCAGCGTCAGAGGACTGTAACAGGAGGTGCCCGCCCACCGGCGGCATGATCGGGCGGCGCCGCGAGCGCGGGGCATGGATCCATAGGCCGGCTCCCGGAAACGGGGATCAGCCCGGGCCGTAACAGGTGAGCATCAGCCGCCCGGCGGGGGCAGGGGCCGCGATCAGGGGGACGGGCCGTACCGTAAGTTATCGGCACAAAAAACTTATGGTAAACGTTTACGGTAAAACGAAAAGTTCAATCCGGATAATAACTTAAGTGCGAAACTGCGCCGTGGCGTGCTCTGAGCGGCTCCCGGAGTAGGCAGGGGCGTGTGCAGGGGACCGTGCGAGTTGTGCATCGCACATCGCACGCGGTGGACGGAAACGTTACCGTAACGTACCGTAACTGCGTGACGGACGGGCTCGGTTTCAGCCAGTTTCTACCCGCGGCGTCGGCCGAAGCCCGTACACTTAAGTTATTAATTTTGTTGAACTTTAGTATTTACCATATATTTACCATAAATATAATAAAAGTATATAAATGAATATATTCCATGATTAGGTCCTATTCAATTGTAATATACAATTTATACTTAAAACCATATATATTCTATTATATAATTAAGTTTTGAAAAGTTATGGTAAACGTATGGTAAACCCTAAATATCGTTATAAATTAATAACTTAAGTGCGCGGATTCTAGCCGAGCGCCCGGGTAGCACAACTTGTCCCGGACGTCGCACGAGGCACAAAAGGTCCCGGAGAGCACTCCGGCGACGCAGGTTGGCCCACTGGGGCGATGGCCGACGCGCGAAGTCCGACGAGCGTGGGCGAAGCCCGTCGCACATCGCTCCCGGAGGCCCCTGGAACGATTCCTAGATCCGGGGGCGCAGGCTCGTCGGGCGGGCGGCCGGGCG